CCTTCTCTCCCCACGCAGGAAACGTTCGCGAGCGTTCCTGCAGGTCAGGGCCTCGCCACCGGCCTGTAACCGCCTGTGACCTGCGAAAACGCCTGGCCAGGGCGTCGAACAGGGCGTGTTCGGGGGCTCGGAGTAGCCCGAACCGTTTGTCGGCCGTCACCACACGTGACGTGCCCACCTCTTGTGGCCATCACACTCCGTAACAGAGGGAGGCGTCGTCACATGGGGTCACGAGAAGCGACCGTGCCGGACGAACTCCCCGAGAACCTGGTCCGCCGGGCGGTCGAGGCCGAGCTCGAGGGGCTTCCCGCCGACCTGCGGGCCTCCGCAACGGCTGCGGCGGCGCTGCGGCTGGCCGACAGCATCGACCTCGGCCCCATTTCCTTCCGTTTCCAGGCCGGATTGGTGTCTGAGCTGCGGGAATGCATGACGGAACTGCGGGCGAAGGCCCCTGCGAAGGCGGAGGGGGACAAGGTTGACGACCTCCTCGCCCGCAGAGCAGCTCGTAGGCGGGCAGCGCCCGCGGGTTGAGCTGGTCCCGGAGTATGTTTCGTCCGCCGGCGAGGAGGCGGTCGACTTTTGCACCTCGATCGGCCTGCATCTGGACCCGTGGCAGCGCCACGTGGTGCGCGAGTCGCTCGGCGAGCGCCGTGACGGTAAGTACGCAGCGTTCGAGGTGGCCGTTCTGGTGCCTCGGCAGAACGGCAAGGGCGCGATCCTGGAGGCGCGCGAGCTGGCCGGCCTGTTCCTGTTCGGCGAGGGCCTGATCCTGCACTCCGCGCACGAGTTCAAGACCGCCCAGGAGGCGTTCCGGCGCGTGCTCGCGCACGTGGAAAACGCCTCTGACCTGCGGAAACGTGTCGCCCGGGTGCGCACCTCGCACGGCGAGGAGGGCATCGAGCTCAAGTCCGGTGCCCGACTACGCTTCGTGGCCCGTTCGACGGGCTCGGGCCGCGGCTTCTCCGGGGACACGGTGATTCTGGACGAGGCCTACAACCTGGCGTCCGAGGGCATGTCCGCGTTGCTGCCTACGCTGAGTGCTCGCCCGAACCCGCAGATCTGGTACACGTCCTCAGCCGGCATGGCGTCCTCGGACCAGCTGCGGAGGGTCCGTGAACGCGGTCTGGCGGGCGAGTCCAAACGGTTGGCCTACTTCGAGTGGTCGGCCCCGGCCGACGTGGACCTGGACGACCGTGCGGCCTGGGCGCAGGCCAACCCGGCGCTCGGGATCCGGATCACCGAGGAGTTCATCGAGTCCGAACGGGACGCGATGGACGACACCGGGTTCAGCCGGGAGCGGCTCGGGATCTGGTTCGACCCGAGTGCCCAGATGGTCATCGACGGCCGCAAGTGGGCTGCGCTGGCCGATCTGGACTCCCGGATCGACGGGCCCCGGGTATTCGCCGTGGACGCCACACCGGAGCGCTCAGGGGCCGCGATCGCGGTCGCTGGCCGGCGCAAGGACGGGCTGGGCCACGTCGAGGTCGCCGACATGCGTAGCGGCACCGGCTGGGTCGTGGACCGGGTCGTGGAACTGCACCAGCGGCACAAGCCCCGGGCCTGGGTCCTGGACCCGGCCTCGGCTGCGGGCGCGTGGATCCCGGCCCTGCAGGAGCGCGGCATTGAGCCGGTGCTCATCACCGGCCGGGAGATGGCGCAGGCCTGTGGCGCGCTGTACGAGGACGTGGTCGAGAACGGCGCGCTGCGCCACATCGATCAGCCGCAGCTCAATGCGGCCCTGTCCGGGGCTCGCAAGCGTCACCTGAGCGACGCGTGGGCGTGGCACCGGCGGGATTCCACGGTGGACATCAGCCCGTTGGTCGCGGTCACGCTCGCGTGGCACGGCGTGGCCACGCACGGTGCGCCGGAGAAGCGCTCGGCCTACGAGGACGACGACTTGGTCGTGGTCTAGGGATCCTCGGCGATCGTGCGGTCAGCCTCGATGCTGGAGTACCCGTCCCGTACGGCCTGCAGTGCCTTGTCCAGCGGCAGGCCGACGGCTGCGGCCTCTTCTGCCCGCTCGTACAGCCAGTCCTCGGCGTGCTCGGCGTCCCGTGGTCTACCCATCGACCCATCATCCCAGGAGGACAGCGCGTGGAGCTCGTCGTCCTGGCCCTCGGCGTGCTCGCGATCGCGGCTGCGTGCGGGTGGCACCTCGTCGACCTGCTGTGGTCGCGACGTCTCGTCGTGCGCCGCCGGGTGCTCGTGCAGCTGGACACCGGCCGCGCGGTGGTCGGGACGCTGTGGACCACGAAGGCGAACCGGATCGTCATCAAGGGCGCGGAGCTGTTCGAACCCGGCACGGAGCCGACCAAGATGGACGGAGACGTCGTGATCGAACGCGCGCGCGTCGAGTACGTCCAGGCGGTGCCTGACTGATGGCGTTCTCGATCTCCGAAGGCCGGATCACGGAGCTGTACAAGCCTACGGCCGGTGGCGGGTTCGCCCCGGTGCGCCTGGGTGACTCGCTGTCCGAGACCTACGCCCAGCTGTGGAAGTCCCAGCCGGCGGTGCGCACGGTTGTGGGCTTTCTGGCCCGCAACATCGCCCAGCTCGGCCTGCACGTGTATAAGCGGGTGTCCGACGTGGACCGCGAGCGCGTGCTCGACCACCCGTTGGCGGAGCTACTTGCCCGGCCGAACCCGAAGACGACGCCGTACCGGTTCGTCGAGGCACTGGTCAGCGACCTGGCCATCTACGACAACGCGTTCATCTTGAAGTTCCGGCCGAAGGACCAGCCTGCCGGCCTGGTCCGCCTCGACCCTGCGCAGGTTCAGCTGATCGGCAAGAACCCGTTCGCTCCGGACGGGTTCAAGGTCGCCAAGGCCGAATTCAAACCCGAGGACGTGGTGCACTTCCGGGGTTACTCCCCGGTGGACGCGCGGCAGGGCATCAGCCCGTTGGAGACGTTGCGCACGCGGCTGGCCGAGGAGTACCAGGCCACGCTCTACCGCGAGCAGCTGTGGCGCAACGGGGCCCGGTTGAGCGGGTACCTGCAGCGCCCGGCCGACGCCCCGCAGTGGAGCGCGACGGCTAAGGAGCGGTTCCGCTCGCAGTGGCAGGCCCAGTACTCGGGCGACGGGTCCCGGGTGGGCGGAACGCCGATCCTCGAGGACGGCATGACGTACACGCCCGCTGCCGTGAACCCGCGCGACGCGCAGTACGTCGAGTCCCGTCGGTTGACCCGCGAGGAGGTCACGGCCGCCTATCACGTGCCGCTGACCTTGGTCGGGATCCTGGAGAACGCCACCTACTCGAACATCACCGAGCAGCACAAGATGCTGTATCAGGACACCCTCGGCCCGTGGCTGTCGATGATCGAGCAGGAGCTCGCACTGCAGCTGCTGCCGGACTTCGCCGGGACCGAGGACCTGTACGTCGAGTTCAACCTGGCCGAGAAGCTCAAGGGCAGCTTCGAGGAGCAGTCGGTGCAGCTGCAGACCGCGGTCGGGGCTCCGTACATGACCCGCAACGAGGCCCGTGCCCGGCTGAATCTGCCGCAGGTCCCCGAGGGCGATGAGCTGATCACCCCGTTGAACGTGCTCGAGGGCGGCCAGGCGTCGCCCACGGACTCCGCACCGCCCCCGCAGGGGCAGATCGAACTGACCGAGGGCGTGTCCCCACGCGCCCGTTTACGCGCCGTGGAGGGCGGGGAGTGATTGACCGGTGTAGGCACGGGCACGAACTAACGGACGAGAACGTCTGGGTTCGGCCGAGCGACGGCAACCGTGTCTGCCGTACGTGCAAGAACGCGAACGGCGCGCGGTGGCGTGCGCAGAAGCGAGCTGAGCACCGGCAACGGAACGCGGCGGTAAGCGTGTCGGACGAGTCGCAGCCGAAGAAGTGCTATCGATGCCAGGAGACCAAGCCCTTGTCTGCGTTCCGTCGAAACTCGACGAAACGAGATGGGAGACAGGACTTTTGCCGCGTCTGCATGAACGCCTACAACCCGCGCTATGCGGAGGCGCGTCAGCGGTACCGGACGGAGAACCGCGAGCAGATCCAGGCTCGGAACCGGGCGCGGTACCAGGCTGACCCAGCCCGATTCCGCTCCGAGAAGCGGCTCCGCAAGTATGGGGTCTCAGACGATGACGTGCGCGTGATGCTCGAACGACAGATGCACGCCTGCGGCATCTGTTATGACTCGATCGACATCCGGGCGCACGTCGACCACGATCACAAGACAGGCAGAGTGCGGGGGCTGCTATGCACCCGGTGCAACACCATGCTCGGTCATGCGCGCGACGACATCGCCAACCTGACGGCTGCGATCGGCTACCTGAAGCATGGCCCGCGAGCCTGGTCGGAGATCCAGGTAGCAGTGACCTTGAATGAGGCTGGCTGAAGCTTTGACCTGCTGAAACTGGTAATATCATCAGTGTAAGTAAGGGCCCGGCGGGTGCTGGTAACACCCCCGGGCTGTGGCCAACCTGAGGAAGCAGGTTGACATGAACCAGGCTACGCCTGTCTGCAAGACCTGCACGAAGTGCAACGAGACTAAGCCGCTCGACGGCTTCGGCCGAGACAAGAACCGTCGCGACGGCCTCAACCCCTGGTGCAAGGCCTGCAACGCTGCGAACGCTCGCCGATACGGCCGCGCGAACCGCGAGACGATCAGTGCGAAGCGCAAGGCTCAGTACGCGGCTGATCCGGATCCGATCCGCCTGAGGGTCCGTCAGTACGCGAAGCGGAACCAGGAGGCTGTCCGCGCTAGCAAGCGACGCTTCTACCAGCAGAACCGCGAGAGTCGCCTCGCCTACGTGGCCGCCTACTATGCGCGCGACCCGGCCCGTAGCCGGGCGAGCATCGAGAGGGCTAAGGCCAAGAGGCCCGAGTACTACCGGATGATTGCCGCCGCGACGGCAGCGGTGCGCCGCGCTCGGCTGCGTTCGGTGCCGCAAGTGGCGTTCACGCCGGAGCAGTTGCTGCAGCGCCTCTCCTACTACGGCAACCGATGCTGGATCTGCGGTCAGTTGGGAACCACTGTGGACCACGTAAAGCCGATCGTGGCTGGTGGCCCGAACATGCTCGCTAACCTCCGGCCCGCTTGTCGGCCGTGTAACAGCGGTAAGGCAGGGCGCTGGCCGTTCGTGCCAGCACAGAGAGTCCGAACAACCGCCTAGCCCTCGGTGGCTAGGAGCAAGGCCCTCGCTACGGCGGGGCCTTTTGCTTGCCAGCCACACGAAGGGAACGCGTCCATGCAGGTCAAGACGTGCTCGGCCACGATCAAGGCCGCGGGCACCCATGAGGGCACCGAGGAGGGCGTGTTCGAGGCGATCGTCGCCGCGTACAACGTCGACTCAGTCGGCGACCGCATCGTGCCCGGCGCGTTCAAGGCGTCGCTTGACGCGTGGGAGGCGTCCGGCTCGCCAATCCCGGTCATCTGGTCGCACAAGAGCGATGACCCGGACTACCACATCGGCTATGTCGAGAAGGCCGAGGAGCGCCCCGAGGGGCTCTGGGTGCGGGCCCGAATCGACACCGACGCCCCGAAGGCTGCCCAGGTGTACCGGCTGCTCAAGGGTCGCCGGGTAAAGTCGTTCAGCTTCGCGTACGACATCGACGAGGCGCGGCCGGGCAAGAAGGACGACGGCACCGATGTGCAGGAGCTGCACAGGCTCACGCTCCATGAAGTGGGGCCCTGCCTCATCGGAGCAAATCGCGCAACCGCGCTACTGGACGTGAAGCACGAGCAGTCGTTCATGACCGTGAACGAGGCCCGCGAGCGGATGGGCCTCCCGCCCGCACCCGCGGGTGATCTCGTCACTCCGATGAAGACGACCGACAGCGCCACCGGCCAGAAGGCCGGCCGCGTCCTGTCGAAGCAGAACGAGGACCGGGTCGCGGAAATCGCGCGCCTGGCCTCGGAACTGCTGGCCTCGGTCAAGGCCGAGGCCACCGGTGACGGAGAGTCCGTCGCCGACAGCAACGCCGAGAAGGCCAGCCCGACCACGCCCGCCACGCCCGAGGTCCCCCAGGCCGCCGAACAGGCCGCTCCGGAGACCAAGAGCAACGAGCCCGCACCGGCCGGTTCCGCCTCCGAGCGTCTGCGCACCGAGCTCGCACTGCTCGAGCTCGATTCGTACACGATCTGAGGAGAACCCCAGTGGACATCGAGAGCGTGAAGGGCGAGCTGCGCAAGCATCTCGTCGAGGCCCGGGAGATCGCGGCGAAGGCCGAGGCCGAGAACCGGGAGTACACCGACGTCGAGCGCACCGCGCTGACCGAGCTGATGGGCAAGGCGAACGAGGCCAAGGCCAAGCTCGACCGGGCGAAGGCGGACGAGGCCGTCAAGGCGGCCATGAGTGGGCTCGGCGACGAGATCGGCCTGAACGAGAAGTCCGGCGAGCGGGTCACCCCGTCCGGCCTGATCGTGCCCGGCCGCAAGTCGGTCGGTCAGCACTACGTCGAGTCGGCCGAGTACAAGGGCCTGGTCGACGAGGCGCAGGCGTCCGGTGGTGAGTTCCGCAAGAACCAGCGGATCAACGTCCGCCCGGTCGGGTTCAAGAACCTGATCGGTGCGCACGGCCAGAAGGCGCTCGTCACGGGCACGTCCGACACCTCTGGTGGTGCGTTCGTCCGCGCGGACGACCTCGGCCTGCAGGTCGGGATGGAGCCGTTCCAGCGCCCGCTCACGCTGCGGAACCTGGTCACCAACGGCACCACGACCTCGGACTCGATCGAGTACGTGCGCGTCACCTCGATCACGAACAACGCCGCGCCCGTCCCGGAGGCCACGACCTCGGCCCTGCCGACCGCGCCTGGTGGTGCCGGGGCGCTCGTGCAGGCCGCGGGCGGCGGGTACAAGCCGGAGTCCGGCCTTGCTGTGGCCCGCTACAGCACGCCGGTCCGCACGATCGCGCACTGGATCCCGGTGACCAAGCGTGCTCTGGCCGACGCCGCGCAGATGGTCACCCTGATCGACGGGTTCCTCGAGTACGGCCTCGAGGAGGAACTCGAAGACCAGATGATCGCCGGGGACGGCTCCGGCGAGAACTTCGAGGGCCTCGCGAACGTCTCCGGTGTGCAGGCCCAGGCCTGGGACACCAACATCCTCACCACGCTGCGCAAGGCCAAGACCAAGGTGCAGCTGGTCGGCCGGGCGAACCCGAACGGGTACGTGATGAACCCGGCCGACCTGGAGACCGTCGACCTGCTGCAGGACAACGAGGGCCGCTACTACGGCAGTGGCCCGTTCTCGGCCGGCGTTGCGCCGTCGCTGTGGGGTCTGCCCATCGTCCAGTCCGAGGCCGTGCCCGCGGGCACGGCGTACGTCGGTGACTGGACGAAGGCTGTGCTCTGGGACCGGCAGGCGTCCACGATCACGACCACGGACTCGCACGCGGACTTCTTCGTGCGGAACCTGGTCGCGATCCTCGCTGAGATGAGGGCGGCCTTCGGTGTGCTTCAGCCGAATGCCTTCGTCGAGGTTGACCTGACGGCCTGATCGGAGGACCTGACATGGCCTATCTGAACACCTCCGCCGGTGCCCGGCGGGGCGATTACGCCGAGGTTGCGGTGGCGAACGTGGCCACCGCCAACGCGGACGCCACCTACGGGCAGCCCGAGGCGGATCTGATCAACGAGCTGAAGACGAAGCTGAACGCGCTCCTGGCGGAGTGCCGCAAGGCCGGGATCATCAGCTCCTGATGGCGCGCGTCTGCCCCGTGTGCGACACCCCGCACGCTGCATGCGGGGCAGGCGCGCCCACGCAACACGTCTTCGACGTCCCAGCTCAGACCAAGAGGAGGCCCCCGGTGGCCGAGCTCGCGCTGTACGAGGTGCAGCACCGCAACTTCACGACCACGGTCAAGCTCTCTGAGGAGGAGGCCGAGGAGTACGGCGACCGCGCCAAGCGGATCGGCGACGTCAAGCCGGCCGAGCGGCAGCCGATCACCCAGCCGTCGTACGCCACGACCGACTCTGAGGTCGAGTCCGAGGCCACCCCGCCGCAGTCGGAGTCGAAGAAGGCCCCGGCCCGCCGAAACAAGGCGCGCTCGGCCGACTCGGACAAGGCCTGACGTGTACGAGGTCGGGGACGCGGTCCGGCTGAGCTGGCGCGTCCTCGACCACGCACGCGAGCTGACCGACGCCACCGTCACGGCCACGCTCGTGACCCCCGGTGGGATCAGCAGTCCGCTCACGGTCGAGCGCGTCAGCCTGGGCGCCTACGCCACCACGGTCGTGCCCACAGTTGTGGGTCGACACGTGGTGCGGTGGCGTGCCACCGACGAGGTGACGGCCAGTCAGACCGACGTGCTGAACGTCGCCTCGGCCCTCGAACCGGTCGCGCTGATCTCGCTCGACGAACTGAAAGCGTTCCTAAACAAGGACGACCTGGTCGAGGACGATGAGCTGCGCGAGTTCATCGACACCGCCTCACTGGTGGTCGAGGAGTACACCGGCCAGGTCTGGGCCCGGCGCACCCTGACCGAAGAGGTGTACGTGATCGGCGGGGTCGGCTACCTGCGCCCGCCGGTGGTCACGGTGACGGCCGTGACCGCCCTGGACGGCACCGAGCTGGACGTGCCGACCAGCGACGCGATCAACGGGTTCACCGGTGCGATCACCGGCCTGGCCGACGGATGGGTGACCGTGACCTACACGGCGGGCCCGACCGAGGTCCCCGAGCACGTCCAGACCGCGACCGCGATCATCGCCGCGCACCTGTGGACGACGCAGCGTCCGGCCGCCCCGGCCGCGCCTGGGTTCGGCGGCGCTGAGACGGTTGCGACCGTGCCCGGCCGGGGGTACCTGATCCCGAACCAGGCCGCGCAGTTGCTCGGCGGGAAGGCGGCGAACCGGCCGTGAGCGCCGTACCTGCTGCGATCGATGCCCTGGTGGCCAAGTTCGAACGTCGCTTCACGGGTACAGCGACCATCATCGACGGTCCGCCGACCCAGAACGCGACCGGCGACCTGATCGCGGTCGGCATGGCGCCCGAGGATGTCGTCGGGGTCGAGTCGACGGAGTTCATCTCCGGCCTGAACAGTTCGTCGGAGTCATTCCCAGTGCTGTGCCTGGCCCGGTCCTGGTCGGGCAACGCATCGGCGCGCGACCAACGCACACGCACGTACCGGCTGATCGACGCTGTACGTGAGGAGTTGGACGCCGACCCGTCGCTGGGCCGGGCGGTCACCCGCGCTCGGTTCGCGGGCTCGACCTATGAGCCCTGGCGCGCCGAGAACGGCGTCCTGGTGGTCGACGTGCGGTTCACCGTGGCCGTCGACGTTCTCTGACCACCTCGCAGTTGCACCGCTCGGCACCGCCGTGCGGCCGTTCGGCATGTCCGGACACGTCCAGGAAGGAAGAACCCGCATGGCGGAGCACGACGAATGGGTGGAGATCAAGCACCCGGACCTCAAGGACGCGCCCCCTGCGCGCGTCGCGCCGATCTCGGTCAAGCACTGGCAGGAGCGCGGCTGGCAGCTCGCCTCGAAGGAGGACGAGAAGAAGGTCGCGGACGCAGGTGTGCCCACGGCCGATTCGAAGAAGGCAGGTAACGCCTGATGCCCGCGACCCCGATCCCGAAGAGCACCAGGTTCTACACCGTCGGCCACACGCAGTGCCTGTTCCTGCCGACGATCGTGGCCTCGAACCTGAACCCGACCCGTCCGGAGATCAACGCCGGGACCGACCTGACCCGTGAGATCGCGGAGATGGAAGGGTGGTCGACGACCTCGGAGAAGATCGACACGCCGGACATGGTGTCCCGGTTCGTGTCCTCGATCGCCGGTGCGATCACGGCCGAGGACTCGTCGCTGTCGTTCTACGCGGACGAGGACGGCGACGACGCTCGCGCGGTGTTCCCGCGCGACACGGTCGGCTTCATCGTGTGGATGGACTCCGGTGACGTGCCGACCAACACCATGGACGTGTTCCCGGTCCAGGTCGCCTCGGCGCCGAAGGTGCGGTCGATGGACTCGGCCACGCTCATCCGGGTCGACTTCAACATCACCCAGGAGCCCGTCGAGAACGTCGTCATCCCGGCCCTCACCTGATGTCGCAGCGGGAGCGTCTGCTCGGTCGTCGTGTCCCGCCCACGCGGGTGGCAATCCGGGTCGATTTCTCCCCCGAGGCCGACGCCGCGTTCGCCGCACACGAGGAGGCGGTGCGGGACCTGCGTACCGCGGAGTTCCGCACCGCCGACCTCGAGCAGATCCGCGCCCGGGTGGCGGAGACGAAGGCCGCCCTGGCGCAGTACCAGGAGATCCTGCTCGTATCCGCGGTCGCGGCCAACGAGTACGACGAGCTGATCGGCGCGCACCCGCCGACCGACAAGCAGCGCGAGGACGGGTTCGTCTGGAACCCTGACACCTTCGTGCCGGCCCTGCTGGCCGCGTGCATCGGCCAGGAGCTGCCCGAGGCCGAGCGGATGAGCGAGAAGGACTGGATCGACTGGACCACGACCGCGTCCGCCGGCGTGTCCGGCGAGCTGGTCGCCCTGTACCAGGCCTGCCTGCAGGTCAACGACCGCCGTATCGACATGCACGTGGGAAAAGACTGAGGGCGGACGCACGGCTCGCGCTCGAGCTGGACGTTTGCCAGCAGTACCGCATTCCGCACTCACACTTCCTCGGCGGCCCGCTGGTGTGGACCGCTCAGGATCGCGACAAGGCCATTTGGCACCGCTCCTACCGGGCTGAGTTCTGCCGCGACTGCGGCACACATCCGGACGAGTGGGACCCGCGCAAGGGCGGTGACCGGCACGCGTACGTGGCCGCGCAGAGCCGGTGCGCGGGCTGCGCGGCCCTGGAACAGGCCCAGGAGGCGTACGACTCCGCCCCGAAGGAGGACAAGGGCCGGGGGGTGCGCATCACGCTGAAGCCGCGAGCGGGGGCCACCGATGACGATCCGGATCCGAGTGGGCAACACCGGCGAGCTGCGACGGTTGGCGAGGCGGTTCCGAGCGGCCGCTGAGGGTGGCCTGCAGCGCGACCTGACGACCGGGATCCGTCGCGAGGGGCGTCCGGTACTGACACAGATCAAGACCTCGGTCCGGAGCCTGGAGGTCGGCTCCGAGCGGGGCGGTACTGCCCCGCCGGACACCTCCACCAATCTGCGTGGCCGGCTGGCCGCGGCTACGACCGTGGAGCCGCAGGGGGTCGGGATCCGGTTCGAGGTGCACGGCGCCCAGGTGGGCCCGTACGGGCACCGCCTGGCCAAGCTCTCGGACACCGAGCTGGCCCCCCGCTGGCGCCATCCCGTGTTCGGGAACCGGCGGGTGTGGCGCACGAACATCGGGCGGCCGTGGTTCTTCGTGACCATCCGGGCCGCCGAGCCGCGCTTTCGAGCTGCGGTGCTGCGCGCGATGGCCATCACTGCGCGCAAGATCATGGGATAGGGGAGACGTGGCAGACCGCGGCAAGCAGTACCGCACCCAGTACCGGTTCGAGCTGGGCGGCACGACGTACGAGTACAAGGGCCACATCTCGGCCGCCGACGCCCTGCTGATCAAGCAGCACGCCGGGATGACGGTCCTGGAGATGTTCATGGGCCTGCCGATGGGCGACCCCGGCGCGCTGATCGGGCTCGTACTCATCACCAAGCGCCAGGCCGGGGAGAAGGTCACCTGGGACGAGGTCGTCGAGCAGATCGACGGCGAAAACGACCTGTTCGCCCTGCTCGGGTCAATGGAACCGATCGAGGCCCCAGAGGAGCCCGCCCAGAAGGTCGCGTCGAAGAAGGCCGCGAAGAAGGAGCCCGAGCCCGAGCCCGCCGTCGCCTGACCTGTCCCGTCCTGCAACAACTTCATGCGCGCGCCTGGGGGGTGACCGTCGATGACCCAGGCCATGCGCTTTGACGTCAGCGCCGTCGAGCGGGCGTCGGCGGCGTTCCTCAAGGTCGCCGAGGCGGCCGAGCGGCTGGAGCACAAGCTCAAGGACCTCGACCGCCTGAAGGTCGAGATCAGGCCGAAGTTCGACGGGTCGGACGTCGACGCCGGCCTGAAGGAGATGCGTCGCAAGGTCCGCGAGGCGACGAAGAACCTCCCGAAGGCCAAGGTCGAAGTCAAGGTCGACGGCCTGACCGAGGCCGAGCGCAAACTCGACCAACTCAAGGCCAAGATGACGTCCCTCTCGGACGCATCGGCCAAGGTCGAGATCAACACCGGTGGCTCCGTCACCCGCTTGAACCTGCTTGCGACGAAGATGCGCGAGCTCAAGGCCCTGTCACCGCTGAAGATCAAGGTCGACGTCGACGCCGGCGCTGCCATGGCCGCGGTCGCGCTGCTGGTGACCGCTCTGCAGGGTCTGCAGGGCAGCGCGAACAACGTCAACATCAACCTGAACTCGCGCACCTTCCTCGGCGAGCTCGCGGAGGTCCGCCGGGAGATTCGCTCCATTCACGGCAACATCGAGATCGACGCCGACACCCAGCGGGCGATGGAGGAGCTCGCCCGACTGCGCGTTCGCCTGGCCGAGCTGTCCCGGATGCAGCCGACGCCGGTCGTCCAGGCGGACACTGCGCTCGCCCGTCATCAGATCGAGCAGATCGAGCAGCAGCTCGCGCGACTGAACGGGCGCACCTCGACCGCCCGGGTGAAGGTCGACGTCGACAAGTCGTGGTCGGATGCCCTGGTCAAGGTTGCGGCACTCGGCCGAGCGCTGGCGCTGCTGTCGATTCCGGTCGCGCTCGCGGGCGGGGTTCCGGTCATCGCTGCGCTCGGCGGGGCGGCCCTGTCCGCGTCCGGTGCGATCGGCGTCCTGCCGGGCGCTCTGTTGGGCGCGGCTGCAGCTGTGGCCACCTTGAAGGTCGGCCTGTCCGGGGTCGGGGACGCACTCAAGAACCTCGATGACGCGAAGAAGTTCGCGGAGGCCCTCAAGAAGCTGTCCCCGGCCGCGCGCGAGTTCGCGACCGCGGTCCGCAGCCTTGCCCCGGCCTGGAACTCGGTCCGGCTCGACGTCCAGGAGCGGCTGTTCGCCGGTCTTGGCCAGCAGTTCAAGCTGCTGTCCGGGGCGTACCTGCCGAGCCTGAAGTCCGGGCTGGGCGGGATCTCGACCGAGTTCAACCTGATCGCGAAGGACTTCGTCGGGTTCGCCACCGGCGCGCGCACCGTTGGCAACGTTGACGCGATCTTCCGCAACATCACCTCGGCCCTGCAGGTCGCTCGCCCGGCCGCCCAGAACTTGGCGGCGGCGTTCCTGGACATCGGCGTGGTCGGCAGTGAACTACTGCCTGAACTTGCCGGTGAGCTGACCGCGGCCACCGGCCGGTTCCGCACCTTCATCGACGAGGCACGTCGGTCGGGTGAACTGAAGGTCTGGATCCAGAGCGGCGTCGACACACTCAAGACGCTCGGCTCGATCGCGGGGAACGTCGGCGGCACTCTTCTCGCGGTCTTCGCGGCTCAACGCCAGGCCGGCGCGAGCCTGCTCGACACCCTGGACCGGCTCACCGGCGGGATGGAGCGCTGGGCCAGAAGCGCCGAGGGCCAGCGGCAGATGATCGCGGTCTTCTCCGAGATCCGCCGCACCATCGACGCGATCATGCCCGGGCTGGCCGCACTGGGACAGGCCGCCGCGCAGGCGGTCGAGGCCTTCGCCAACACGGGCGCGCTGGTCGCGGCCGGACAGGCGTTCTCCAGTATGGCGACCGCGATTGCCCCGTTGTTGCCCGCGCTGGGCACGTTGGCCGGCGGCGTCGTGGACGCCCTGGCCAATGCACTCTCTGCGGTCTCCGTCGTAATCGGACCGATCGTGTCGGGCCTGGTTGGACTACTGGGAGCACTGGGCCCGATCCCCGGCGCCGTGGTCGCCATGGCGTTGGCGTTCAAGGGCCTGCAGCCGATCAATGCCCTGATCACCGGGTTGGGCACGAAGATCGGCGGGCTGGCGGGCAGACTCGGCGCGTCGGCCGGTGCCGTCAGTGGGATCACTCGGACGTTCTCCGCGCTCGGTACCGCAGTGCCGATCGTCGGGGTGGCGGTCGTTGCCCTGGCCTCAGCCTGGGATGCCCTGACGGTGTCCACTGACGAGGCCGCTCGCGCCATGGACGCGGGCGGTGCCGCGGCCCAGGAGGCGGCCGCCGGTCTGCAGGCACAGACCTTCGCGATGGACTCGCTGAAGAACGCAGGCGGCCCGCTCGGTGCTGTACTGCGCACCGTCGGCAGCGCCATGGACCTGTTCACCTCGTCCACTGACGAGGCCCGCGCGGCGATGACCCCGCTACAGCAGGCCCAGCTGGACGCGGCCATGGCGGCGAACGTGTGGCGAGCTGCCGTGGAGCAGTTCGGTCCAAGCAGCCAGCAGGCCAACTCAGCCCTTGGCGACCTGACCGCGGCCAACGACCGACTCGCCGCCGAACAGGAGACGGCGGCGTCCGCGGCCAAGACCCACGCGGACGCCATCCGCGACCTCGGGTCGTCGATGCAGACCCAGATCGGTACTGCGCTCGCTTACGAGGACGCAGTCAAGCGGACCGGCGAGGCACACAAGACCGCCAACGATGCCCTGAAGAAGTCCGGGGCGAACAGCGACGACTACAAAGCCAAGGTTCTGGACCTGGCGCGCTCGCAGGAGCAGCAGGCGCAGGCCGCGCAGAAGGCCGCCGAGTCGCAGCTGAAGGGGGTGGACGCGAACACCCGGGCCAAGGTGGGCCTGGAGACCTACAACCGCGAGTTGCTCAAGCTGAACGACGGCACGGCCGCCGGACGGGACGCGTTCGTCAAGCTCGCGTCCAACCTGGACAACACGGGCCTGGCCGCGCTCTCCGCGTCCGCGCAGATGACCGGGCTGAAGACCGAGGTTCTCACGCTGCCGGACGGTCGGACGGTCACGATCGTGACCAACGCGGAGACCGGAAAGATTGAGTCGTACAAGGCCACGGTCAACGATCTGGTGTCGCAGGAGTACGTCGGCACGGTGACCTTCGTCGGCGATCCCACGCGGGTGAACGACACGCTGACCCAGGTCATTCAGTTCGCGAACGGCCAGCAGGCCACGGTCACCTTCAACGCCGACAACCAGCCGGTAATGCTGACGATCGGCCAGACCAAGTACGCGATCGACGCCACCACGGGCACTCTGCAGATCCTAGGCAATGCGGCGCCTGGCGAGGCGGACTTGACCGGGTTCAAGCTCAAGGTCGACCAGACCACCGGTGCGGTCACGTTCGAGGCCGTTACCGCCCCCGCGGATGCCGCGAGAACCGCGGCCGGGCAGCCGGTCGATGCACCGGTCAACTTGACGCCCAACACTGGGCCGTCCGACGCAGCGAGGACCGAGGCGGGAAATCCGGTCGAGGCGCCGGTCAACCTGACGCCCAACACTGCTGCAGCGGACGCCGCCAGGACGGCAGTGTCCGCGCCTACCTCGAGCACGCACACGATCAACGTCGATGCGGGCCCGGTCACCGCTGCGAAGGCTGCCGCCCAGACCGCGACCGCGAGCATCCACACCATGAACGTCGATGCGGGACCGGTCCAGACGGCCAAGACGACCGCCCAGCAGCCGTCGCAGAGCCTGCACACCTTGAACGTCGACGACAAGGCTGTCGTCGACGCGAAGAGCAGGGCTCAAGAGCCCACCTCATCGATGCACACGATCAACTGCAACGACTCTGCTGTGACGGCAGCGAAGGACAAGGCCAAGCAGAACACCTCGAGCACGCACACGATCAACGTCGTCGTCACCGGTGCGGCACCACCCCGCGCGGCGGGCGCGTACACCACGCCCCGCGCCGAGGGCGCCTACGCGACGGCGTACGCGAACGGTGGCATGCGGTCGATGTCCGCGGCCCGGGCGGAGATAGTGCCGGCCCGCCAGCCCCGGATCATCGGGGACCGGATGCAGGGCGACGAGGCCTTCATCCCGGTAAACCGGAGTGCGCGATCGCAGTCCATCCTGACCACCACGGCCAGCCGGATGGGCTTCGATCTGGTCCCTCGGATGGCCGATGTCCGTGGGACGAACTCCGGTGGCACCTCGAGCGCGATGCTGTCCTCGATGCGCTCGGCGGTGTCGCAGCGCTCGACGAGCCGCGTCTCCCTCGACGACGGGCGCATCGTCAGTGCCCTGCGCGCCCTGCGCGGTGACGTCGACCATCACGGTGACAACGCCGCGATCGTGCAGGAACTTCGCGCCCTGCGACGCGCTCTCGGCCCAGGGGGAGATGCGGGGGATCCGACTGCACGTGCGTCGGCCGCCCGAGTCCGGTCCGAGCTCGGCGCCTTCTAACCCCACAGACGACGAGGGAGCAGCACGTTGGCGGTCTCGTTCGTCGCAGCCTCCGAGGATGCCCGCGGCACCACCAACCCGGTGGTGCCGGTGCCGCCGACCGGGATCGCCTCCGGGGACCTGCTGCTGGCGATCCACGTCTCGGACCGGCGCGGGTCGCTGACGGCGATGACCGCCCCGACCGGCTGGACGCTGGTCGACTCCACCAGTCGGTCCGACGTCGGGTTCGTCAAGGTCTGGCGCAAGACCGCCACCTCGAGCGAACCGACCCAGTACCAGTTCAACGACTCCACCGCGGCCGGTGCGGACGTCGTCATCGCTGCCCTGCGGGGCTTCGATCCGTCGCAGCCCTTCGCGGTCGTCCCCACCTGGGGGAACGGGAGCAGCACCACTACTCACCCGGCCACTTCGGTGACCGGGACGGCGAACGGAGTTCTGCTCACCGCGCACATCGCGGGCACCAACGGCACCACCCGCTCCTACGCGGGCGGCACGCCGAGCGGGATGACGCTGGCCAAGCAGTCGACCCTGTCGACGTCCGGGTATGTACTGCTCGGCGTCTACTACCAGGCGTTGGCCGCGAGCGGGACGACCGGCACGAAGATCGCTACCTGTACCGCCAGCGCGCCGTACGTCACGATGTCGCTGGTCATCCAGCAGCCCTCACCGCTGGCGGTCTCCCCGTTCGGGATCTCCTCGTCGTCCGGGTTCGGTTCCCCGACGGTCAACGTCGCCACCACGCCCCAGACCGTTACCGCGGTCGGCATCGCCAGTGCGGGAGGCTTCGGCGCCCCCACGGTCACCGTGCCACCCGGCGTCGGACTGTTCCCGGGCACCGGGATCTATCCGGGTACCGGGCTCTATCCCGGCGTTGCCGCGCCGGCACCGACAGAGCAGACCGTCCTGCCGGTCGCGGTCGACTCCACGACGGGCTTCGGTTCGCCGCTCGTCGGGGTCTCCGACGGCTCTCAGCTCGTCCTGGTCCTCGGGGTCGGCACAGGCGAGAGCTTCCCGGTTCCCGCGGTCACGGTCGACCCGATCCCGCCACAGACCATTGAGACCATCGGGGTCGTGTCCGAGGCCGCGTTCGGTCGGCCGACGCTGCTGCTCGAGATCCCCGTTCCGACCCCGAGCGAGTCCGACCAGTACTTCATCGACGCCGTCCCTCTGCGCAACTACGCGGTCCGTATCGAGACCGCGGAGGGGCTCCTCGATACGCCCGCCCCGGTCGGGGACAACGTTCCCCTGCCGGGGCGCGACGGAGAACTGCAGGTCTTCGGTGACTTCGGCCAGCCGCGTAGAGCTGACAGCCTGGGGCGGATCACGTTCGATCTCTGGCTAAAGGGCCTGGACCCGGACACGGGAGTGATCCCAGGCGGTTCCTCCACTCAGGAGGAGTGGTTCACCCGCTGGGACGACATTGTCCGGCGGTTCTTCCGGCGCAAGGTCGTGATCGACCACGCGCGCCCGGACGGCACCATTCGACGCGCCTTCGCCCATCTGTCCCCGGGTGAGTCCATCACCCCCAGCCGTGCACCGAGCTCGCCCTGGTTCGGCCGGTTCCGGACCGTGTTCGTGATCCCGGCCGGGCACTGGACCGACATCACCCCGGTCACCACCGGCCCGGTCGCGCTGCCCACGAACGGGTTCCTCGACCTGTCCGTGTTCGCCGCCGCCACCGCACCGTGCACGGAACTGCAGGTGGTGTTCCATGCCGGGAACAACCCGCGGCTCAGCACGTCGACCGGTTACGTCGGCTGGAACGGCGTCATCGCCTCCGGCCGGCAGCTCGGGATCGACACCGGGACCGGGTTCACCCACCAGGCCTCCGGCGCGGCCTGGACGCCCGGGTTCGACGGGCTCACCTACTCGCCCGGCCCGCGCCTGTTCGAGATCGACCCGAGCGAGCCGCTTGGCGCGATCCTGACCCACACCACCGGCGGAACCATGACCGTCGAGGTGTCGGGCAAGCGGCGTTACCGCACGTCCTGACCTGTCCACTCTGTACCGCGCACGACTCCCCGGCGCGGGTCTTTCGCATGCCCCCAGGAGGAGCACGTGGCGTCATCGCTTTTCGATCCGGGCCGTGAGGGCTTCCTCAGCGGCGAGATCGTCTGGAAGGCCAGCGGATCCACGATCAAGGCCGCGCTGGTGCGCGGCTACACGTTCGACGCCAGCCACAAGTTCGTCTCGGATGTGACCGGCGCGGGCGGCACCCTGGTCGCGACCTCGGCCGCGCTCACGTCGCTGACCAACGCGGCCGGTGTGGCGGACGCGGCCGACGTCGTGTTCTCGTCCGTCGCGGCTGGCGCGGCGATCCCGGCGATCATTCTGTTCCAGTCCTCGGCCGTGGGCGGGGGTGCGGACGTGGCCGCGACTGCGCAGCGGCTCATCGCCTACATCGACACCGCCACGGGGCTCCCCGTGACCCCCAACGGGCAAAACATCACGGTCAGCTTCGATAACGGGAGTTTGCGTGTCTTCCGTTTGTAAGGCCCGTTCGACTCGTTCATGGTAATGTCACCAGCCATGGGCGCAACGTGCAGTGTGAGCGAGTGTGACACCCCGGCAGACCGGAAGGGGTACTGCCAGGTTCACTACATGCGGCAGTACCGAAGGGGCACCACCGGCCTGGTCGGACCACAGCCGAAACCCTGTCGAGCATGCGGACAGACGTTCCAGCCCAAGTACAACCGGAACGTCTACTGCTCCGACGAGTGTCGCCTCGGCAAGGCCTCCTGCGAGACATGCGGTATGTCATTCCTAGTGAAGGACGGGGCTGCTGGCAGGTACTGCTCTCGCGCCTGCTGGTACGTCGTGGATCGTGCTTCGCGGCCGTGCCCTGTGTGTGACACGCCTTTCAAGGGCTCGGCCAAGACATGCAGCTACGCGTGTGGCCGAGAGCTGCGTCTGCGCAACAAGCAAGTGCCAGCGAAGACCTGTGCAGAGTGTGGCGAACCGCTGATCAACAAGAAGCCGAAGACGAGGTATTGCTCACGTCGCTGCTCGATGATGGGGCGGGAAGACAAGCGAGGAGTCGCCCTTCCGGTCGGTACGCGTCGACGTGGCTATAACGGCTACGTCCTCATCAAAGTCGAGTCTGGCCAATGGGTTCCAGAGCATCGGTACCTCATGGAGCAGCTCCTGGGGCGCCAACTAGCGCAGTCAGAGACCGTCCATCACGTCAACGGCGAGCGCTCGGACAACTCCACCGACGGTCCGCTCGTCGAGTTCCGGTCCGGAAACCTCGAGCTGTGGAGCTCCGCCCAGCCCGCAGGCCAGCGCGTTGAGCAGAAGGTCGAGTGGGCCGTCGAGTTGCTGCGGCAGTACCGACCTGACCTGCTAGCCCCCTAACCATCCCTGCCCGACAACTCCATAGCGAGGCCATAGGCAGGCACTGACGATCCCTGGAGGTACCTGCCCATGGCCGACCTGTACACCCCGAAGGTCTGGGTGGACGGCGAGCAGGTCAACGCGGTCCAGCTCAACCGTTGGGAGACCGGGATCGAGGCGCTCGACCAGGCCCTCGACGACCTGTACGACCAGGTGACCGCGATCCTGGCCGGCGGCGGGTCTTCGCGCCAGATTCAGTCCGGCACGACCGCACAGCGCCCGTCCCCGGCCATCGGCCTGCCCTACCTGGATACCAGTCTCGGCGTCAAGGGCAAGGTCATCTGGGGTACCGGCACATCCTGGATCTACGCGGACGGGACCGAGGTCGAGACCGCCGGGTCGAGCACCTCGCCGAAGAACATGAAGGCCACCGTCACCGCTGGCGGCACCATCGGCGCGATCAACCTGTCCTGGGACGCGGTCGCGGGCGCGACCTCGTACAAGCTGTACGAGACCGAGTCCCCGTCCGGCGTGTCCGGCGCGACTGCCCTGACCACGACCACGACCACCCGGACCCCGAACACCGCCCGGAACTATGAATACTGGGTCACTGCGCTGGTCAGCGGCGTCGAGTCGGCCGCATCCAACCACGTGACCGCAGTCCTGCCGTTCGGCGGGGGCGGCGGCGGGGCCTCGAGCGACCCGTCCACGTTCCTGAACATCAACGGGCTCGGGAACGCGACCGGCGGCTGGTGGAACCTGGGGATCGGGTTCGAGTCCGGCCACACGGACATCACCCCGACGCAGCTGCAGAACGGCTACGTCAACAACCCGTACTACGTCATGAACTCTGCCGGCACAGCCGTGCAGATGCAGGTGTTCATGAACGGCGGCCGGACCAGCACGAACACCAAGTACCCCCGGTGTGAGTTCCGCGAGATGGCCACCGGGTCGACGTCCACGAAGGCGTCCTGGTCCGGCAGCTCTGGCCGGCACATCTTGCGCGGCAAGACCAAGGTCATGCACTACGCCCCGGAGAAGTGCGAGGTCGTGGTCGCGCAGATGCACGACGCCTCAGACGACACCTTGCAGATCCGGGCGGAGGCTTCGTCGCCGACCGGCTCGCAGACCTGGCGGCTGTCCATCAATGGGTCCGAAGTCGCCGATCTGATCTCCGGCGTGGCTCTGGGGCAGGAGGTCGCCTGGGACATCGACGTCAACAACGGCACGCTGACCGTGAAGATCAATGGCACCACGAAGTACACCGGTGATCCGGACTGGGGCTCGGGCCAGTACTTCAAGGTCGGCGAGTACGTGCAGCAAAACTCGACCGACCAGAACAACCCGTCCTCGGAGTACGGCCGGTCCGAGCTGCGCGACCTGTTCTGCTCGCACAGCTAGGTCAGTAGCTGGATTGGGTCGATCCAGCCATGAGCCCGTAGGAGCGCCCGGTCGTCGTCAGTAAGCGACGCGATGACCTCACTGTCCCCGCCGTCGCGGATGGCATGCGCCGTGCGCTCGTCCTTTTCGCACCGCCAACAGCACTGGCGCCCTCTCCGGGACTCGCCCACCCAGCAGTCCCGGAGCGTGATTCCACACTGGCACGCCGCGCCGAGCTTCCACCGTCCACTAGGGGCAAGGAAGCACGTCAGAGGTTCCGCAGCCATCCCCACAGAGTAGGAGCCGCGTGGCCACGTTCCCGTACTCGGGCTTCCCCGACGGCCAGGCGTACCCGGTCATTCCGATGGGCTCGACCGTGGTCAACGTGTCGAACTCGAGCGCGCTCACCACTGCGCTGAGCAATGCCACGGCTGGCCACCGGATCGTGCTCGCGAACGGCACCTACTCGGGCGCCTTCTCGATCACCGGAAAGAACGGGTCGTCCACGTCCGGGATCTCGATCGAGGCCGGGAACACCGGTGGGGCGGTGTTCGCCAGCGGGTCGACGTTCACGGTCAAGGACTGCTCGTACGTCACGATCAAGGGCCTGTCGTTCCCGTACGAGCTGAGCTCGGGGAACGTGACACAGTTCCGCGGCAACGCCGTGCGCTGCCGGATCACCCGCTGCCTGTTCGGCCCGTCCTCGATCGGCAGCCCGGGCTCGTCCAAGTCGCCGTTCGTGTACATGGGCGACAACTGCGACTTCATCCGGGTCGACCACTGCGAGATCCGGAACAAGGCCAACCCCGGCAACGCGATCCTGGCGGACGGCAACTTTGACACGTTCCAGGTGGTCAAGCACGTCCGGATCGATCACAACTACATCCACTCGATCAAGCCCGAGGTGGACAACGAGAAGGAGCCGATCCGGCTCGGCGTGTCGACCATGAGCAAGACCTTCTCCAACTCGGTGATCGAGCGGAACCGGTTCGAGGACTGCATCTGCGAGCCGGAGATCGTCTCCGCGAAGGCGTGCGGGATCCGGATCACCGGCAACACCGTGGTCAAGTCCATCGGTGGCCTGGTCTACCGGCACGGCACCAACGGGATCATGACCGACAACTACATCGTGGACGACGTCACGATCTCGACCCCGTCGCAGACCCTGGGCGTGGGCGGGGTGGCCACGCCGTCTGGGGCGATCCTGACCACGTCGGACTCGACCTCGGCGCTGACCATCTCCACGTCCGGGACGGCGTCTAGCCCGCGGATCTACGACGGGCAGGGGCACACGGTCGGGCGGATCAACGTCACCGCGAACTACGTGGTGGTCCAGAACTTCCGGATCAACGCGAACAGTCAGTACGGGGCGCTGCTGGACGGGAACAACATCACGTTCCAGAACAACGACATCAAGGGCGTGAAGCCGACCGGTGACGGTGACCTGAACGCGATCACGGCGTTCGGCAACAATATCAAGATCCGGTACAACACCGCGATCAACTTCGTGGGCGTCAGCGACCCGGGCGACAGCCACACCGACTTCATCCAGACGTGGGTCAGCTCGTCGCACCCGGTGGCGAGTGCGAACTGGGAGATCGTCGGCAACAAGGCCACCGGCCCGGCCAACCCGTCCCGCGACAACGCGATCGCGAGCATCCATCAGTGCATCATGGCCGAGGGCCTGAACCGGGGCGGCAACTCCGGTGGCAGCGGCAGCCCGAACAACTGGCTGATCGCTGAGAATGAGTTCGGTGACTCCTGGAACCAGTGCATCAAGCTCGACGGCGTGAACAACGTGAACATCACGCGCAACCGCTTCACCGGCAGCTCCGACCACGTCGTGGACCTGGGCGACGGGGCGAGCAATGTCAAGTTCTGGTCCGACAACACCGTGGGCAGTGGTTACGGCGATGTGGGCATCAGCGTCACGTCCGGATCCGGTCCGACGTCGCTCTGAGCGATGGCTAGCAGCTCGTTCACCATCTCCACGGTGCGCTTGGTGTCGGGCATGCTCCACCACTCGACTAGGCACCGCTGGGGTCCAACCCGGCTGAGCTCCAGGTAGCACGGAAGGTAGGCCGGGCAGTTCCCCTCGTGGCGGAACCTGATCGCCACTGAAGTCTCTTCGCTGCTCATCGAGGACCCGAGGTCGTGGTCAAGCTCGACGTGGACGATCTCGAACGGCCCCACGTGGTCGGACTGCTCTTCGAGCTGCCGTCGCGCCCACTCGTGCAGCACCCGCCGGAATCCGGTCACGTCCCTGTCGTCCATCCCCACAGAGTAGGAGCCACGTGGCCACGTTCGGCACCACCATCGGCTCCGGCGGGTTCCGGTTCTATGACCGCGACCACGAGGTCTCGTTCAACTACGTGGCCGGCATCTACGGTGGCTCGTTCCAGGGGCCGATGCTCCTGGACACCGGTGACGCCGAGGGCTCGTCCACGAACCTGTCCGGGCACTGGCGGGTGGTCAACGCCCAGGTCCGCAACAACGTCATCGTGGACTGCCCCGAGGGTGTGCGGGTCGGCGACAACTACTCGCTGGCCCCGTCCGGCTGCACGATCGATGGGAACGCGGTCATCCGGGCGGCCACCGGGCAGGCGGTCACCCAGCTGGTCGCACCGGTCTCGACCACGATCACGAACAACACCTACTTCGCCACGCCGGCGGCCGGGGCGTTCACTCAGGACTCGGCCGGGATCTGGCGCAAGACCGGGCTCGGGCCGCGCCTGACGTTCCTGCAGGCCGGCGACGTCGGTATCAACGGCGACCCGAACGACTCCGACGGCACCGGCGCGTTGGTCGGCAGCACCCCGGGCGGCGGAGGCCCCACCGACCCGCCGCCCACGGACATGACTACGGCCGCGGGCCGGAACGGCTGGGGCCTGCCGATCGCCGCCTACAGCGACGAGTTCGACGAGCCCGGCCCGCCGAACCCCGCTAAGTGGTCGTTGCCGGGCACGGACTGGGCCGGGCACGCCGGGAACGGGCGCAGGCGACCCGAGCGCCAGACCGTGCAGGACGGCCGCCTGATCATGACCGGGCTGGCCAACGGCGACTCCGGCTGGATGGCCAACAAGCTCAACCAGCAGTACGGCCGCTGGGAAGTGCGCGTGCGCGCGTACAACACCGGCACCTCCAACGGCAACGAGTACTCGCCGGTGCTGCTGATCTGGCCGACCAGCAACTCGATGTCCGCAGACGGCGAGTACGACTATTACGAGCCCGGTCGGCCGGGTGGAACGACGCTGACCGCGTTCATGCACTTCCCGGGCGACGGCTCCCAACAGCGCGAGTTCAACAAGTCCGGCGTGGACCTGAGCCAGTTCCACAACATCGCGATCGAGTGGACCCCGGACCACATCAAGGGCTTCATCGACGGCGTCGAGTGGTTCTCCACCTCGGGCGGGTCGAGCTCGAGCCGTCGCAACATCCAGGACATGCCGAAGGGCTTCGGCACGATCCAGCTGGACAACTTCGACGGCACGAATCAGACCCCGGCCACGATGGAGGTCGAGTGGTACCGGGTCTACACCCTGACCCCGGTCACCCCGCCGCCGGGCACGCAGACCGTGACGACGTCCGGGATCCCGTCCGGGCAGCAGTTCGGCGTGCCGACAATCACCGGCGCGGAGTCCCCACCGCCGCCCGGCTCGCACGCCACCTTGCTCGGGACCGACACGGTGCTGCCGTTCACGCTCGGATACACCCTGGGCGACGGGACCGGACCCCCGCCCGCTGGATCGCAGACCGTCAGCGCGGCAGGCAAGATCACGTCCAAGCAGGCGTTCGGCCTGCCGCTGTTCTCGGTGGCCGACGGGCCCCAGGACGTGCGCGCCGTGGGCATCGCCTCGACGGCCGCGTTCGGGACGCCGCTAGTGAAGGCCGGTACGCCACCGCCGACCGCCCCGGGTGGCGTACTCGTTCCGTCGGTGTACGCGGTGGACCGGACCGGAAAGCTCATCCCGCTGCCGGCGTGGACGAAGCTCGACATCTCCCCGGTGCGCAACGCACCCGGGTCGATCAGCATCGACTACCCCGCCGGCGCGCCGGGCTTCTCGGCCCTGTTCGACAACGTCTCGGCCTACCCGCTGCGCGCGCTCGAAGTTCGGATCTGGCTCGGCGGCTCCCAGGAAGGCGCGCTCGGCGGCTGGTTGACCCAGAAGGCGGGCGACGACCTCATCCCGGGCGGCACGTGGACCTTCGACGGGCACTTCCATGAGTGGCTCCTGAAGAAGGCGATCGTCGCCCCGCAGGAGCGCACCGAGGAGAATGAGAAGGGCGAACTGAGGTTCGTGGGCGCGACCGCGGGCCTGATTCTGACCGTGGCCATGGACCAGGCGCAGGCGCGGCGGGCCCTACCGCTGGTCACTCGGGACTTCACGGCCACGCACGACAGCAACGGCAACCCGTGGGCGAAGACCATCTCGTCGTTCAACATCGCCCCGAAGACGTCCCTGCTGCAGGTGGCCGACAAGCTCGTTGAGCTCGGGTTGCTCGAGTACGAGCTGACTGCCGGCCGGGTGTGGCGGGCGTACGCGTCCGGGGCGATGGGCACCGACCGGACGACCGGCCTGGTGCCGCTGACCTTCGCGCACGCGGTCAACCTGTCCAAGCACGCCCGACGGGAATCGGCCGAAGACGCCGGCACTGCTGTGCTCGCGGCCGCCTCGGAAGGCTTCTACGCCTGGGCGGAGTCGGCCACGGCCGAGGCCGAGCTGGGGTGGCGAGCCGAGGTCGCCGACGACGCAGGGCAACTGTCCACGCAGGACGCTGTGCAGGCCTACGCCGCGACCTTGCTGGAGGCTGTCCGCAACGGCGTGGCCGAGTTCGTGGGCGACGTCGAGTTCTCGACCGGCGTTCCGCTGCCGATCGTGGGATGGGGCATCGGGGACTGGGCCTACACCTGGGTCAACAACAAGCGCAGGCGCCTGCGGATCGCGCAGATCAACCTGACCTTCACGCAGAACGAGCCGCCTCGCGGCACGGTCGTGCTCAACGACCTGATCGCCAACCGAGTGGTCGAGCTGTACCGGCGTCTGAACGCCATCTCGGTCGGGGACGCGGTCGTCGGCACGTCCACTCCAACACCCGGTGGGACGGGCGAGGACCGGATCCCGCCCGCCGCGCCGACCGGACTCACGCTGGCCTCGACGATCGCCTACCGGGTGCCGGATCAGATCCCTGCGCTGGCCCTGGTGTCGGCCGGCTGGGCGGCAGTGCTCACCGATGCCTACCCGGACGAGGCCGCGGCCGGCCGCGCGGAGGCCGCTCTCCTGGTCGCCGACCGGCTGCGGTCGGGCCAGCCGATGCACGTCAACGACGAAGGGGATCCCGCCTGGACCTGGGACAACTGCCCGCTGATCGTCACCACGTACGGCGACGCTCTCCTGGCGGAGTTCAAGCAGTCCCACCCCGACCAGAACCTGCCGGACTTCCCCGAGCAACGCTCGGCCATCGCGGAGGCGTGGCTGCGTGACTACCCGGCCGCGCATCAGGGCAGCGGGCCGATCACCGGCGATGTCGACCACTACCAGGTCAACTACTCCTACCTGGGCCAGCAGCCGCTGACCGAGTCCCAGCAGTGGGAGATCGATCAGGGTCTGCTCGAAGACACCACCTGGGTCGAGCCGGAGGGATCGCCCACCCGTTCGACCTCACTCACCTTCGGCAACATCGAGGGCGGCCGGAGCCTGGGTGTCCGGGTGCGCGCGATCGACCGGGCCGGCAACGTCGGACCGTGGTCGGTGACCGTGGCCGTGGACACCGCCTCGGACGACCAGCCCCCGCCGATCCCGTCCCGGCCGACGGTCTCGACCTACCTGCGTACGATCAACGTCACCTGGGACGGCAAGGGCGCCTCGGGCGAGGACATGCTGGCCGCCGCGCCGGACTTCGCGTCCGGCGGCATGGTCGAGGTGCACCTCGCGGAGGGCATCGACTTCATCCCGGACCGGCCGGTGGGTCCGGATGGCAAGGTCGACCTGTCGCTATCGACCACGTACAAGACCAACTTCATGGCCGCCGGCACGACGAACCTGACCGACCTGACGATCGGCACCACGTACTTCGCGCGCCTGGTCGCCGTCGACCGGGTGGGCAACGCGTCCGGCCCGAGCGAGACCTCCGACGGTGTGCTGCCGAAGAAGTTGGTCACGATCGAGTACGGGCCGGGCACGATCGACCGGCAGACGATCCGGCAGGCCGCCATCGGCTCGGCGGAGATCGACCAGCTCGCGGTCAACGACGCGCACATTGACAACGTGAACGTCGGCAAGATCACGGCCGGCACGATGAATGCCCAGGTCGTCCTGGGTGGCCGGTTCTCCACGCCGACGGTCAACGGCAACAAGATCGAGTTCGACAACGCGGGCATCCGGCTCTACCGCAACAACACCGTGGTTGGCCGTTGGCAGGTCTCGGACGCGTCCATGCTCGTGACCGGGAACTTCCTCACCGACCTGGAGGGCGAGCGCCTCGAGCTGCTGTCCAACGGGACGATGCGGATCTACGGGGCGACCGGGGTCGACTACGGCGAGCTGGCCAACGAGGGCGGTATCTGGCGGGCGATCAGTCGGCCGGACGCCAACGGCCGCCGGTCTCGGATCGACTTCGATCCGACCGGCCTGCGAGCCCGGTACGGGACGAGCACGCAGGTCCGCTCGCAGCTGGACGTGGGCCTGACCTACGCGGTGCTCAACGCCCCGGTGACCGGTATCCGGATCTGGTCGCACCTGGCCCCGGACGACGGCACTGCGAGCCGGTTCCACTTCGTTATCGCGAACGCCGCCGGGGACCTAAACGACACGGTCCTGCACTACCAGCGCAACAGCTTCAGGGGTGGCGACCCGGCGATTCTGGCGCCCGGCTTCTCGCCGGAGGGCTCCGGCATCACTTGGTCGAACAACCGGATCACGTTCACGCGCGGCAACGGCAACGCCACCGTCCCGGTCTACGCCGCGAGTTTCAATCCGGAGGCGTCCACCGAGATGGCCAAGCGCGAGATCGAGCCGCTGAGCTTCGGCGGCGGGTTGAGCAGTCTGGACGTCGTTGCTCGGGTGCGCAACTACAGCTACCTCTATGACTGGGACCTCGACCCGATCGAACCGCGCACCGTGCCGCTTCGTCGTCGTCAGCCGGACGGCTCGATGCGCATGGAGAAGGTCCGCGTGGACGTCGCCCGCAGAGAGCCGCCGCAGCGGCACTACGGCGTGATCGCCGAGCACCTCGCGGCCGTGGCCCCCGAGCTGGTGAGTACCAATCGCAACGGCCAGCCCACGGTGTCGCTGGATGCTCGCGTGGCCTTGGCGCTCGATGCCGTGCGCGAGCTGTATGCCCTGGTGCAGGAACTGCGTGGCGAGCAGCCACCTCCTGTGATCGAGGGCGTGCAGGACCCCAAGCGCTGGACTGACCCACCGAAGAAGGGGCCCCATGCCTGACCTGCCCTCCGTCCCGCCCGAGCGGGTCGTCCAGATCCTCTGCCGGGAGCCGCTCGGCGAAGCGCTGTGGCGGGCCGCCGCCAACGAGGCCGTGGTCGAGGCATTGCTGGCCCAGCGTGACGAATCGAAGCAGGAGGGCTGACCCGTGCCGTACACCCCGTACACCTGGGTCGACGGGTTCGGGATCACCGAGATCACGGCCGCCCGACTGAACAACATCGAGGGCGGTGTCGTCGAGGCGCTAGGCGGGATCGCCGGCACGGCCGGAGACGGCGCCACCGACGACACCGCTGCGATCAACGGCGAACTCGCGGCGGTGCGCAACTCCGGTGGCCTGATCCGCGGCCGAGCGGGCAGCACCTACCTGATCAGTGGACCGCTCATCATCGGCTCCAACACCGTGCTCGACATGACCGGCTGCAAGGTGGTCCTGGACGCGGGCGTGGACCAGGCGAACCTGCTGCAGAACTTCGCCGTCGCGACCGTGCAGCGCACGGTCACCGGTGCCGCGATCACCTCCGGCACCACCGCGCTCACCTCGGCGTCGGCGGCCTGGACCACCGACGACATCGGCCGCAGCGTCGCCGTCCCGGGAGCGGGCGTGGCAGCCAGCGGCCTGGCCACGACCCCACTCTGCGCGAAGATCGTGTCGGTGGCCGGCACCACCGCCACCCTGGACACGGCCGCGGCCACTACGGTGAGCGGCGCGAGCGTCCCGGTCTACGACCGGGACGAGAACATCCTGGTCATCGGCGGCACCTGGGACGCGGGCAGCAACGCGGGCGGGCTCGACAACCCCGGCCGGCACATGCTGCGGTTCCGGCGGGTGGACGGGCTGACGGTCCGCGACCTGCGGGTCGTGTCCTCGGCTGGTAAGTACGCGATCAACCCGGGTGACGTGACCCGGCTGAAGATCTCCGACGTGTCGTTCGCTACCAGCTCGGACGGTGTGCACGTGCAGGGCCCGGCGGACGGGGTGACGATCCGCGGAATCACCGGCACCACCGGGGATGACTCGGTGGTGCTGGGCTGCGACGACCTCGACCAGTACACCGACGTGGCCGGCGAGATCCGGGATGCGGTGCTCGAGGACATCGACGTCATCTCCGAGATCAACATCGTGAAGTGCTTCACCCGCAACGGCCTGGACATCGACAACGTCGCCATCCGCAACGTTCGCGGCACCTCGCTGGGCGAGTACACCGGTGTCTCCCTCACCGACGGCCACATCAACAACGTGCTCGTGGACGGCCTCACCGCGAAGGGCACCGGCGACTTCTTCATCGCCGTGCAGGTCGCCTGCAACAGCTCAAAGGTCACCGTTCGCAACGTCGTCTCGACCGCCGGGTTCCTCTGTCAGGTCGTCACCGGAGTCACCGTCGGGTCGTTGCTGGTTCAAGGCGTCACCCACGCCTCCCCGGCCAGCGGCGACCACATGGTGATCGTCCTGGGCACCGTAACCAACCTGTCGGTCTCCGACTTCACCGTCACACTCCCCGCCAGCGCATCCGTGGTGCGCATGGGCACCGGGGCGACGGTGACCGCCGCCTACCTGTCCGACGGGACCTGCACCGGTATCGGGGACGGTGCCCTGTTCGACGCCCAGGTTGCGAGCGGGACCCTGGGGCGTGCCGTGCTGCGCGGGATCCGGGCCAGCGACATGGCCTGGGGGTTCGCCACCCAGCTGTCCGGCGAGGTCAACCTGTCCGACATCGACGTCTCCGCCATCAACGGCATCGTGTATGTCGCCGGCGGCAACCTGGTGATCCGCCACGGCCAGGGGCTGACCGGCACCACCAACGCACTGCGCACCTTCCGCGACGCCGGCACCATCGCGGTCCGCGCCCCGGACTTCCCGATTGACCTGGACCTGGTCAACTCCCGCACGACCGGGGACCGGGCCTACAACACCGATTCCGGCCTGGCCTGTGGCGTGGGGCCGGTCATGTGGACCGGGTCGGTGTGGCAGAACCTCGCCACCGGCGCCACGTTCACCCCGTGAGCCGTGCAGGCACGCCCATCGCGGTCCGCCCCTGAGCGCGGGCCCGCCGGAGGAGGACTGATGGCGGACTTCCTGCGTGCAGTCTGTGTCGGCCTGGCCCTCCCACTGGCGTTCACGTGCGTCTACAGCATGTGGCGCGAACACATGAAGCTCGACCAGCGAGCCCGTTTCCTCGGCCTGGCCGTGATCGGGTTTGTGGTTGTGGCCGGACAGATCGACTCCTGGGGCAACGCGGGCAACTGGCGTATGCCCCTGCTCGCCGTGGGTCTGCTGCTCGCGCTCGGCGGCACGCTCGCCCACCTGCGGCGAAGATCGGAGGACTGATCCCTGCGTGTACGTGATCGTTCGAGCGCAGGGAGGGCGCGTTGAGCGTCGAACTCATCTCGGCGACGTTCACCGGCCTGACCGGTTTGCTGGCCGCGGTCGCAGCCGTGCTGGCCGGTCGGTCGCGCCGCGTCGCAGAGGACGGCCGGTTCTACCGGCGGCTGGCGCGCGAGGCGCAGCGCAAGTTCTTGGCCGCGCTCGCACACATCAACCTGCTCGAGGAAGAACTCGTGCAAGCCCGACACCCTGTTCCGCCGCGCCCGGAGATCCTGGAGGCGGACGAGGACGATGACGGCCCCGCGCCGACACGGTCGGCGGGTGCGAATGCCCCCGCGTGACGTGGTCGAGATCACCGGCCTGCATCGCAAGGACGAGCGCGGCCACCCGCGCTGGGTGCTCGCGGTCGTCGCGATCCTGGCCGCGCTCGCCGTGGGAGCGGGCGTACTGCTCACCAGCCGAGTCGGCCAAGTCCAGGATCAGGCCGAGCAGCTACCTGTGGTCACCAGTCAGCGCGATGCGGCCGCGGACCAGGCGCAGGGTCTGGCCGAGCGCGTGGTGGCCGCGTGCGCGGCCGGTGGGGAAGCCGCCAAGCGACTGCAGCAGGTCGGGGTCTGCCAGGAAGCGGAGCAGGTCCGGGCCGACCCTGTGCCCGGTCCGCCCGGTCCGGCCGGTGAGCCGGGTGCGGCCGGACCGCAAGGCGAGACCGGGCTGCAGGGCCCACCGGGGACGGACTCCACGGTGCCGGGCCCGCAAGGACCGTCCGGACCGTCCGGACCCGCTGGTCCGGCGGGCCGGAATGGGATCGACGGCCGGGACGGCGCACCCGGGGTGGCCGGTCCTCAGGGCCCGGCCGGACCAGCCGGGCCGCAAGGTGAGCCCGGACCGCCCGGATCGCAGGGCGAACCCGGCTCGGCCGGCCCCCCTCCTGGGGCCTACCGGATGACATTGCAGGGCGTCGACTACCTCTGCACCCGCGAGGGCGGAAGCGACTCCTCGCCCACGTACTCCTGTTCGTCCGATTCCGCATCCGAACCGACGACCGAGCCCCCGGACGACGTCGAGAGCGAGCCAGGACCGTGACCGAGAAGGCCACCCCGGACCCCGTTGATACTCCGCGCGGCGACCCACCCGAACCGGTCCCGCCGATGCTCCAGATGGACGGGATCAGGATCGCCACCCTGATCACGCTCGGTGCGCACACGGTGGCCGTGATCGTGCTCTGGGTGTATCTGATGACCAACGTCGCCCAGCAGCGCCACATCAACGAGTGCTACCAGAACGTGGTCGACGGCCTCATGACGTGGTCGCAGGCCGCGGTCGCGGCCGGGCGTTCCGACCGGCAGGCCCAGCGTGAGCTGTTGCTCTCCCAGGAGAGCGGTATCGACCGCCGGGTCGCGATCCAGAGCTACCTCGAACGTCTCGACCAGGCCGACCAGACCCGGTCCGCCGCACCCGCGCCGACGCAACGCTGCACGCCGTAGCCGCGTCCTTATGACAAGTCCCACCGACAAGGGGAGACCATTGAAGAACAGCCTCATCGCCACCAGTGCCGTGGTGGCGCTGTCCCTGGTGACCGCTCCGTTCGCCCTTGCCGCGGACAGGCTGACCTGCAGCGAGGCCAAGGCCCTGGTCGTGACCGCACAGACGCGGTTCGACAATCGGGCGGCCGAAGAGCGGGTCGACGAGCTGAAGGAGCTCGACGCGGCCAAGGTCGCCCGCAACGCCGCCCAGGTCGCGGTCGACAAGGCTAAGGCGGACCTGGCGGCGAGCCCGGATGACGCTGCCCTGAAGGCCGCGCTGAAGACCGCGCAGGACACTCTGGCTGCGGCAAAGGACCGGGTGGACCGCGCGCAGAAGGCTGTGGACACCGACTCGAACCGGCTCGCCGAGCTGCGCACCCTGCTCAAGGTCGCGATCCAGGACAAGGACAAGGCCTGCGACGACGGCGATAACGATGGGGATGATGACGGGGACGACGACGACGATGATGACGACGACAAGGCCACGGCTATCCCGTCCCCGCCCACGACCGTGAACCCGCCGGATGTGAAGGTCGTCGTCCCGCGCGGCGGGGTGGCCACCGGCGGCGGACCGGCTTGATCCGGCTCGTTACCCTGCTCCTCGGCGCGCTGCTGATTGGTGGATGTTCGACCCCGGGGCCCGATGCCCCGAGCGGGTCGACTGGGATCACCGTCAGCAGCGCGCCTGCCCCGGCCGTGCGACCAGCGACGATCCGGATCCCGAAGATCGGCGTGATGTCCACGCTGACCGAACTCGGCCTGACCGAGGCCGGGGAGCTGGCCGTACCGCCGGTGGACGACCCCGGCCAGGCCGGGTACTACGCCGGTCTGGACCCCGAGTTCGACGGGGACGAGATCATGCCCGGAGAGCGCGGGCCCGCGGTCGTGGCCGGGCACGTGGACGGGATCGTCAACGGCCGCAAAGGACAGCCCGGAGTGTTCGCCCGGCTGCACGAGCTCGTGCCCGGGGATGAGGTCCAGATCGAGCGAGACGACGGCGTGACGCTGCGGTTCGCCGTGTACGCGGTCGAGCGGCACGCCAAGGACGCGTTCCCCACCGACCGGGTCTACGCCGCGACCGTCGAACCCGAGCTGCGGCTCATTACCTGCGGCGGAGCCTTCGACCGCGGCAGTGGCCACTACATCGACAACTGGATCGTCTGGGCACGGCTCGTGCCCTGAGTGGAGGTCGCATGAAGTGCTCGGCCTGCGGTCATGCTCGCGACTCCCACCTTCACCATCGGACGGGCACGGAGTGCTCGATCTGCTGGTGCCGGCGCTACACGCGCCCAGTCTGGATGGTCGTACGCGACTGGCTCACCCGCACTGTCAGGGGGCGGTAGATGTCGCCCGGTGACGCGTACCGGCACCTGGCCGACGCCCTTGACGAGATCGAACTCTGGCGCAATCTCGCACCGCTGCTGCCGTTCGCGGTGCATCACGACCACCGGGCCGAGCGCATCCGGTCCCGGATGCCCACCCAGCGGCCACCGAGCGAGCCGCGTCGCCGCGACGTGCCCACCGGGACATCCGCGACCCCGAACACCCGGTGGGGAACGAGGAGCCGATGAGCTGGGACTACTGGTTGCCCGCCACGCGTGGCGACCTGCAGAACCTCTGGTCCTACGTCATGGACCAGACGGAGTACATCACGAGGATCGGAGAAGCCACCATGGCACGAGTGGATGAGCTGCGCGCTCGCCTGGCCGCAGCGACCGACGAGATCGCCCGCGACCTCGAGGATCTGCGTGGGCGCCTCGCCCAGCAGGACGAGGCCCTGGCCGCCGAGCTGGAGCCGATGGTGGCCCGGCTCGAGCAGATGGGGCAGGACCCGGAGAACCCGGTCCCGGACGCAGACGGCGGGACCGGGCAGCCCGCCGACGGTTCGGGCACCGGGACCGACGGGGCGGTTGGCGACGGCACTAGCCCCGACGAGAACGTCTGATCCACCGAACTGGACGTCCCGCCACTGCTCCCCGGTGGCGGGACGTCCTCCTATCTGCGGGAGGTGAGCCATGGGCGACTGGGCCCTCCGTCCTGACCCGGACCAGCCGGGACAGTTCAAGTGGATGTACGACAAGGACGCCCCGTCTCCCGGCCAGAACCCGGCCGTGACCACGATGCTGCCCGTAGTCGGCCCGTCTGAGCCTGCCCGCGGCGGTGACGTCGGGGACTGGATCGATCCGAACGCCCCGGACCCGACCGAGGACGAGGTCACCGACCGGGACGACCCGAACTACGTCGATCCCTGGTTCGGAGCATGAGCCTCGCTCGGGTCTACGAGCCCGCGAAGCGCTGCACCGACGGGCCGACCCCGGGCGCGAAGGCGCTCATGGCGTACTTCCTGGGCCAATTCGGGTCCCAGGGCGGCAAGAACCTGGGCATCTACAACTGTCGGTCGGTGCGCGGCGGAACCACGACCTCCCTGCACGGTGAGGGACGTGCCTGCGACCTCGGCATCAACCCACACGCCGCGCCGTACGGCACCCTGCTCGCCGAACAGCTCCGGCTGCAGTCCGCCGAGCTCGGCGTGCAGTGCCTGATCTGGAACGGCCGGATCTGGTCCGGGGCCTACCCGGACGCGGGCTGGCGCGTGTACACGGGCACGAACGCACATGTTGATCATATTCACCTCGAGCTGACCCGGGCCGCCGCCACGTCGCTGACCGTCCAGAAGATCCAGTCCGTGCTGCAGCCCGCTGTCGCGCTCCGCGCGGCGGCCCCCGTAGAGGACGAGATGACCCCAGCCCAGCTCGACCTGCTCCGTCGCGACCTCGGCTTCGCCCGGGACCAGATCATGACCGCGCTCGGCGTGCCCGACCCGGTCAACGCCCCGAACGCGCTCACCCCCGACGAGCTGGCCGCGATCGCGGTCGCGCGCCGGGTCGATGTGGGCTTCGCGCGCGACCAGATCCTGGCCAAGCTCGCCGAGCCCGTTCCGGCCCCGCAGCCGCCCACGGACTCGGGCCAGCTCGCGGCCATCATCCGCACCCTCGAAGACCTCGGCCGGCGCGTCGCTGCGCTCGAGGGCAAGCCCACGTCCTGACGTGGGCCGCCACAGCCTCCGGGACGACGTCCCGGCCGACCCCGAAGGGGAGACCATGTCCATCCGTAGAGAGCCCGCGCTGCTGTACATCAGCTTGCTGGCCCCGATCGTGCAGGCCGTGGCCGCGTTCTGGTTCGTGGACGACCCGACCATGCAGGCCCTGCTCAACGCGGCCGCGGTCGCCGTGGCCGGTGCCGTTACCGCGTTCCTGGTCAAGGCCGACAACCTGCTGCCCGCCCTCACCGGCGCGGCCCAGGCCGTGATCGCCCTGTTCGTCGGCCTCGGCCTGGACTGGTCGGCCGAGCAGCAGGCCGCGTTGATGGTGCCGATCGGGATCATCGCCGGGTACGTCGTCCGCGACCGCGTTGTTGCGCCGGTGCCAGCGCCGAGCGTCAACGTCTGACCTCAAGCTCGCCCGGTCTGATCCCCGTCACGCCGGGCAGACGAAGAGGCCCTGTCTCACCTTCGGGTGGGGCAGGGCCTCTTTCGTGCTTTCAGGATCAGCAGACGCGACCGAACCCTCGGCATCCGACGACGGTGCCTTGGGTGTTCCGTACTTCGGAGATCGGGAAGATCAGATCGGTTCGGTTGGTCTGGTCGCGGGCTACGATCAGGGAGACGATGAAGTTCGTTCCGTGCTCCGGCCGCGGGAGGTCGTGACACTGGCCGAACTGCTGCCAGTCGATCCAGGTCGAGTAGCCCGACGCTTCGTCGTACGCGTGCCCGGCCGTCCCGAGGTCGATCATCGCGATTCGGGCGACTTTCCCCGACGGCGGGAAGACGAAGAGCAAGCCGTCGTCGAGGTCGCCTATCCGGTCGGGGGTGTCGACGGCGTAGACCCGCACTGGATGCGGAGTCAGGTTGACGAGGCTCACCAGTCGAACATCCCCTCGTAGTCGCCCTCACCGGCCGTCGGCGAGTCTCCAGCCCACGACAGTGGGTGCCCTGTCCAGAAGAAGGGCGCTGGTGCGGTGCGTTCCCCGTTCGGGTTCAAGATCCACCGCACCTCGACGCACCACTCAACCGGGACCACCTCGTCGTGCAGATCCACACCGAGGTGCTCGGACAGCAGCCACTGGATGTCGTCGGGCTGCAGCATGCCGAGATCGGCGGCGAGATCCTGGGCGGTCATGCCTTGGCCCACCATGCACCGCCTTCCTTAGATGGAAGGATCAGGCTGGTCTGCTCACCGAGTCGCCGATCCGCTTCACCTATGCAGCAGGCCCACACCAGAGTCCAGGTTCGATGTCCGACCCACGGCGTGGACGCAACATATCCGTAGCAGGGCAGCGCGCCACAGCATGGCGTAGTGGCGAGCAGTTCGACACGCTCGTTGGAGTAGCGCTGGCGCGTCGTGTCCGGTCGCCCGCATTGGCCGCAGTGCTGGTGTGGGATCCGGAACCCAGTCTCGCGGGAGACGCCATCCTCAGTCTCAGCCACCGTTCACCTCCGTGTCCGGCGCCCAGCCGGCCTGGTACCTGTCTCGGAAGACCACCAGGTCGTCAATCACGCCGAGGATCCTTCCACGTGCAGCTTGCCGAACTTGGCATCCCGCTTTGCCCGTAGCTGCACCGCTGCCAGCACCGCCGGGTACGTGGAGCACCCTATCGACCGGCAAGCGGCGCAGCGGCCCTTCTCGTCAGGAGCGTGCTCAACCAGGAGCCGCTCAAGGTCACAGTGGTTGGCCATGAGGCGAGCGAGGTCCCCCGACACCCTCGCCTCAGACTCGGACATGACGGTCCCTTCATATTGCGTTGAGCAGGTGAAATCCTGCTACCTGTTTGGCCGCTGTCAGACCGCGGCCGCATACTGCAAGTCATGGGGGAGGCGCTGATACCGGTCTGGGTTGCACCGGCGGCCCGGGAGGTCGCCGACTGCCACTGGATCGCCCACGCGGTGGCGGAAGAGGTGGGCAGGGCGTCCCTGCACAGCGAGGTGTGCGCCATCCTCAACTGGGTCACCCGAGAGACCCCCAGCCAGGAAGCTGTCCTGGCGCGGGTCGTCGATGACGACACCAGCACCCTCGCGTGGCTCCTCGGGATGACCGACGTCCCCCCGATTGAGCTGCCCCGACGCAACCCCGACGGCACAGTCGTATCGGTTGACCAAGTCACCGCCGAGCTGCTTGCCGGGAAGACGGGGATGCCGGAGCAGCGCCGGGACGCCGAGAACTGTGCCCGCGGGCAGGTCGCTCGGTGGCGGCGTCTCGCTTCGCTGGTGCCGCACTAGCGTCCCCTCACTCGTGCGGCGCCAGCGTCCTCCGCGGGTGCTGGTGTCCACTCCGTAGGCTGCCGCTGCGCCGGGATCGTCACGGGGTTCCCGTTGCGCACCCACTCGTCGCGGTCCCCGTTCGGTGGGTACCGCAGCTTCTGCAGTTCCGTGTACTCGTCGGGCAGTTCGTGGGTGCGGTGGAACCGACCGCCCACGTAGTCGTCGTAGGACTGCATCCGGTCTGCCCGGAGCTCCATAGCGAGCCGAGCAGCCACGACGAGTTCGTGGTCGTGAGGGAGCTGTGACAGCTTCAGCCCAAGGTCGGCTGCGTCGTTGCTCATGACATCTCCCTCACTCGCGCTTGCTCGTCAGCCAGTTCTGGTGCGGCCAGCCAGTGGGTTTGCCGGTCCGCCTCTTCTTCCGCCAGCCGCGCCTCGTCGGCGTGGTCTCGGCTCATCCGCTCGAGGAGCGATTCGCGTGCCCGTTGCACGGCCTCGGCCACAACATCGGCGGCCGGGACTTCGCGTCGGGTGCGTGGGTCGTGTTCCGTCGGGTCCGCCACCGCTACGTCGCGGATGTCCGCGACCGCGGTCTCAAGGGGACGGTGCGGCGCGGGCAGGTCAGCGACCTGCTCGTCGGCGAGGTCTTCCTCATGGATCGGCCGGTGCGTGTCCCCGGACGCCCGGTCGGCTTCCTCCGCCGCCAGCCACTCGGCCATCGTGGTCCGATCCACTGGGTGGGCCAGGTCGACTTCGCGGCGGGCCAACTCCGCCTTGGCTCGTTCACCGGAGTCGCGGGTGGCGGCGGTGTGGAGGAACCATGCGGTCCGTTCCTTGTCCGCGACCTCAAGGTTGAGCTTCAGCTGCTCAAGCTCCGCGGCCTCCCGTTCAGCCTTCGCCGCCGCCTCGAGGACGCCCTGCTTTTCGTCGCCGTCGAGGGTTTCGGCGTGCGCCCGCCACAACCCCACCTGGCTACGCCGGTCCGCCAACTGCTCGGATGTGGCAGCAAGCTCGTCCGCTACATAGCGGGGCGCCCACAGCTGCTCCCGCTCCCACGCCGCCACCCGCGCCAACAGCTGCCCGTCGGACTGCATCGCCTCCTCAGGGCCCACATCTGGCAGGCCGAGAGCGTCGTGGGCGGTGGCCCAGATGGCGCGCTTCTCCGCCAACCCCGCGGCAGGCGCAGGGCCCAGCGGATCGTGCTCGTCGGTGTACTCGGCGCCCTCACGGGACGCGGCAGCCCAACCGGCGCGGGACTCCCACACTGCCCGCCGCAGCGGATCCTCCGGAACCGGGCCGAGGGTTTCCATCGCCCATGACGGCTTCTCCTCAGCCACTCTGGCGCCCAACTCGTGGCGCCGTTCATCGGCCTTGTCGGCTTGCTTCTCGAGCCAGCCACGCCACACGTCGCTCACCCCGGCGGGGATGAGGTCCCGGTAGGAGGTGATCCTCGGGATCTGCTTCCCGAGGGTGTTGCGGATGCGGGAGTGCAAAACCTGCGCTGCCCTCTCCGCACCGGCCAGGGACTTCCCCTCCAATGCGCCGCGGAGGACCGACTCAGGGTTGTGTCCGGCGACCTCGGCGTTGCGGAGCAGCCGCTCCACCGCGCTCATCGCCTGGTCCGCAGCGAGGGCTTCGCGCTGCTCGGGGGTGATGATCCCTTCGGCGGTGAGGTAGTCCAGCCTGGTGGCGGTGTTGCCAGCGGTTGCCTTGTCGATACCGACCAGCAACCGGTCGACGTTCCGGAAGGTGGATTTTTCGTCCTCGATGGCCTGCTCGCGCTGGGCGATCGCCCCCCGCTCCTCCTCCGCGTTCTTGAATGTGTCCGCGAGGACAGCCTTCGCGGTGCGTTCCTCTACCTCCTGGGCTTCACCGACAGGTGCATCCGAGGACAGCGCCTTAGTGGTCACCCATGCCGTGTTCGACTCCCGCCCGCGGGTCATTCCGACGTACGTGCCGGTCAGGTCGTGCCCAGTGTCGACGGTGCGACCCTGCGCGGCGTGCAAGGTGGAGGCGTAGCCCAGGGTCAGGTGCTTCTCGACGTAGTCGGCGGGCACGGTTAGGGAGACACCCTTGCTGTTCTCGACCTTCAGCCCACCGTCGGGGAGAAGCTCGGTCACCCGGTAGGTCTGCCGGTTGATCAGTGGCCGGCTGTTGCCTCGGAACAGGTGCCAGTGGTTGTGGCGGGCCTGCACCAGATCGCCGACCCCTGCGACGGTGTTCTCCTTGCCGAGCACCACACCCTGCTCAGACACCTTCCCGAGTCGCACCAACTCGGCGCGCAGCTGGGCGTTCACCCGCGCTGCCTGGTCGTTGCTCCGCACCAGCAGCAGGGACTTCTTCCCGGCGAGGGTGTCTGCCAGCCACGCCTGACCGGCCTTGTGTTCGGCCTGCTCGGCCGTGCCGCAGCCACGTAACCGGCCGTGCTTGTCGTAAGCGTCGAGCGCGGCGACATCACCTTCACGCCACAGCAGTGACGCCGCGCGTTCCCACTCCTCCTGGAACCGCCACACCTGCGTCAACTCGTAGGAGCGCGCCGTGCGCCGCAGGTCGGCGAACACGCCACCGGCTTCGATCGATCGCATCTGCCGTTCGTCACCGACTGGGAGGAGTTTCGCCCCGACTTCTTCGCAGCGTTGCACCAGATCGGCCATGTCGCGGGTGGATGCCATGCCGGCCTCATCGACCACGACCATGTCGCCGGCGCGGAGCTGCAGGGAGTCGTCGTTCTCGACCGCGAGCCGCCACCGGTCGAAGTTGAACGCGGTCACGCCTTCCTCGGCCATCACGTCGGCGGCGTTCTGGGATGCGGCCAGGCCGAAGGTGCGGTGCCCGTGCTCAGCCCATGCTTCCGCGATCAGCCCAACGGTTGTCGACTTCCCGGTGCCGGCGGCAGCCGAGATGGTTTCGACGTAGGCGCCGGAGGTGAGGACACCGCGAATCGCGGCCTCCTTGTCCGCGCCCAACGGCTCGTCGGCGGCCTCGTTGTAGCGGCGGATGAACGCATCCGCCTGCGCGTCGGTTAGCTTCGCGGCGCCGGTCCGGACAGCGGCCTGCTCGGTGACCCGTTCTTCGGCGATCTGCCCGACCGTGGCGTACCGGGCGGCGCCGGGACGCTGGAACGCGGACAGCCCGCCGACGAGGCGGAACTCGGCCGGCAGCCCATCCACCGCCTCGGTGGCGACAACCACCTTCGCTTCGACGAGGGCTTTGTCGGCAAGCCGCTCCAACATCGCGGGGATTTGGTCGGCGGGTACACCGAGGTTCGCGGGGAGCGCATTCGAAATCGCGAAGATCAGGTCGGAGCGGGTCCACACCTGCTCGTTCTTCCCGACCTCCCACAACGCCTTACTGATCACCTGCGCTGGTGACACCTCATCGGCCCGGGCTTGTCCCTTCACCGCGAGGACGTCGTGGGCGACCTGCTCCAACCCGCCAGCCATCTTCGTGCGGGCCTCACGCTCCCACCGGTCCAGCCGCTCCTGCGCGGTCTCCCCGGTGTGAGACTTTCCCTTCCGGGTGAGAAGCGTGGCCTGCTCGGCGATGTACTGCCTCTCCAACACCGACGCCGCCCGGCCGTGCTGCGCCTCATAGGCGGCGATCAACTCCGCGGTCTTCGCGGTGACCGCGCGGGACCGCTTCGAGAACAGATCCATCAACTGCTGAGGGACACCGTCGACCTCCCGGGCGACACCGTCCTTACGGGTCACCATCCGCACCCCGAGCATCCGGGTGAGCTCGGCCTCCATGACCCGCTCACCCACAGCGGCGGCGGCCCACTTGTGCAGCGTCAACGCCGCCCCGTCGAGGCGCCCCCACTTCCCGTCGGCACGTTCGTGAGCGTTCAGGATCGCCTGGTGGACGTGCAGCTGCGGGTCTCGGTCGCGGGAGTCGTGCTGCAGGAACTGGGCGACTATGAACCCCTTCTGTTCCATCCACCGCCCAGCGCCGCTCGAGTGGTTCCCAACCCGGGCGTACGCGTTGGCCTCGAGATAGTCGACGCTCGCCGACGCACCAGCCATCGCTGCGGCCTCAACCGCGCCGAGCATGGCCCGCCACGACGCCGCCTCTTCGTGCCGTCCTGCACTGGCGGCGGTGTCCGTGGCCCGCTCGAACGCGACCGCGAGGACGGTGACGGACTTCGGCACCGAGAACGTGGCATCCCAGAACGCCACCGCCTGCTGCGATTTCCGCTCGGCCGCCGCCAACATTTCGGCGCGTCGCTCCGGACCGGCGTCGGGTTCTTTCGCGATCGCTTCCTGATACAGCTCGTCCGGTGACCGGTAGCGGCGGTGGGCGGGAGCCAACGCTGCGGCTTCCGCCCATCTCGCCCGCGAATGGGTGGCCTCGTCGCGGGGGTCGAGCAGGCGGGCGTAGATCGCCTCCATCAGATCGGAGTCGACCTCGCCCGCCAGCCCGAGCGCCTCAGCGCCCCGCCCATGCCACACGCCGGGCGGTTCACCCGCGGCCACGGCACCCGTGTAATAGCCCTCCCGCCCGGTCGACACCGGCCCGGTCAGGTACTCCACCGAGTAGCCCTTGGTCACCTTGAACATGGGAGGTTAGGCCCGCGCCCGCGCGTAGGCCTGCAGCCGGGAGTTCGGCGGCGCTGTGAACTCCCACGCCGCGGGCGTCAGCAGGTTGCAGACGCCCGCGATCGCCTCCCGGGCCTTCTGCTGGGCCATGTCACGGCGGTAACCCATCGGGTGGGTTTGGGCGCCCCAGGTGTCTTGGCAGCCCCACCGCGTGTAGCCGTCGTCCATCAGCGGGCCCGCCCGTCCTCATCGGACTGAGCGGGGGCTTCCCAGGAGCCACACTCCTGGGCCGCCAGCCGCTCGATGCGGTCAACAACTTCCGGGTCGGGGAGTGCTCGCTCCTCCATCAGGTCGCGGTCGTAGTCGCGGAACCAAGGCATCTGGCGGCTCATCGGGTCCGTCCTTCCTCTGCTGCGTAGTGGGAGGCCTGCGTGCCGAGCGCGGTGGTCCACTCGGCCTGTTCGGTTGGAGTGAAGGGACGTCCGTTGGCCTGGGCGGCCAGTTGCGCGGCACGTTCATGCGCCGCACCAATCTGGTCCGGGGTCGAGAGCCGCGGATCCGCGAAGGTGTGCTTGTTGAGCAGGCCGTTGAATGCGAGGTCACGCTCGGTGAGTCGCTGGCTGTTCTGCTGGTACGCCTGGTAGCTCGGCGAGTTCGCGAGCTGGGCCTGGCGTTCGGCGTAGGCCGCCTCGACCTCAGCGGCGATCCTCGGATCGCTCAGATCGGCCATGTGGATCTTCCTTCCTGTGCTGGTCACACCGCTGGATTGGCTAATGCATCGGTGTGGCTGCTTGTTCTTAGGGCAGTTAGGGATCTTGAGGTGAGTGGTGATCTTGAGTAGATGGATCTTGGGGGTGAGTGGATCTAGGTAGATGGGGATCAGTTGGTGTTGGAGGTGTTTCGGCGGAGCTTGAGCTCTCGGTGCTTGCGCGCTTCCTCGAGCTGCTCGGTCGACGGCTCAGGCGGCAGACCCGTGGTTGACCAGGCCTCCGCGATCTCCTTGATGTGCCCTGCGAGAGGTGCCGCGAGTGGCGGCTTAGCCTCCTGACCACCAGGAACGTGCTTCGAAAGATCACATCCGGTGACGTGCTTCATCCGCTCCAGCAGCCGAGGCAGGGACTGGTCGTGCCACATGCCCTGCGCGGTCGACGACCCACGCGGCCCATACGCGTCGCTGTGGTAGGCCTGCAGCCACAGCAGCTCTTCAACCAGCCACGGGTGCCGTGACCAGCACGAAGGCAGCTGTGCGGCCGGGTAGCGCAGGAACACCTTGTCCAGCCACTCGACGAGGCTGGTGAGGCGTTCGGAGAGCTTCTCCGGCTCCTCGCCAACCTGCAGCAGCCACGCCCGACTGGGGGCCGGCTTGGTGGCGGCGGCAAGCGCCGAGAGGCCGTCGAAGCACTCGCGCGTGGCGTCCCACATCTTCCGGAGTTCGTCGGTCCACTCCCGCTCGTCGGCTTGCTTCTGCACCCAGCGGGAGATGCGGTCGAGCTCCCGCCCGATCGCCTGGGCGTCGAGCGGCTGGGTGGGCTCCCCCGGAGGAGGGCCGGCGGGCGGGTCAGTGGGCGACATCGGTCAGCTCCCGTCCGGGCGCAGCACCCACGGGCGTGGGCGACGCAACGGGCGTGGGTGCGGGAGCCGAGAGCGGGCGAGCGACTGGGTGGGTGGTCGCTAGTCGGGAGACCCGGGCGAGCCGCCGGGCGGCCCGCTGCACCCGCCGCTCCCACACCCGAGGCGCGCGACCCACAACCGGGTCCATCCCGCGGGTATAAACAACCACCCGCTTCGCCGGGAGATTCGACAGCTTCGCGGGAGCGAGAACCGGCGCCTTCCGGGAAGAGGTCGACGTGACCTTGCCGTCGCCGTTGCGGGTCTTGACAGGCTCGTCCCGGTCGCCGGCAAGCTTCGCCCACGCCTCGAGGTCAACCGGGTCCTTCGTCCCTCCGAACAGCATCACCGACCCGGCGTTGTTGAGGACCTTCGCGGCACCGTTGGTGCCCCATCGCTCCCGCACGTCCGCGAGCGACTGGAACGCGCAGATCAGCTGGATCCCGGACCCGCCGGCGTCACCGGACCAGTCAGGCAGCGGGACGGGGGACACCCGAGCGGCCTCATCAAGGTGAAGACCGAGCGGTGGGTCGAGCCGGCCGTCCCGCTGAAGGGCGGCAAGCCTGCGGGCCTCGCGTGCGATGTACCCGTTGAGCGCGGCCAGCAGGGGCGCGGTGTGGGCCTCGTGCCGGCCGAGCATGTACACGGTGCCGCGGGCGCGGATGAGTTCGCCGACGTCGAACCGGTTGCCGCCCTTGGTGGCCGCGACGGCGCTCTCGGAGTTCAGCCACTTCAGCGCCGGCATGATGCTGTTGACGATGCTGGACCGGGTCTGCGGGGCGAGCCCGATGAACTGCTCGACCGCAGACGCGAACGAAGGCACCCGCGAGTCCTGCAGCAGAAGCTGGAGCTCCTCGGCGGCGAGTTCGGGGTTGGCCGACCACCGGAGGATGTCGTGGGAGTCTCGGGTGCCGTGGGAGAGCCCGGCCGCGTGGAGGAACGCCGCGTACACCTCCTGGGCGCGGGTGTCCCAGCTGGCGGACTCGCCCCGGTCGTCCTCCTTCACGGGGATCATGTCGGCGGCACGCTCCACCGCAACCGCGGGGTCGTCGCACCCGTGGGTGGGTTCGAACGTGATGTCGGATGGGAGGTCGCCAAGACCTCCCGGGTTGAACACCCACGTGGGGAGACCGCGCATCTCCCGCCACTTCCGGGTGAGCTTGATGAGGTCGAGGCGAGTGGAAGTCATGACCACGGCGCCGGCCGCGAAGATGGCGGCGATGGCGAGCCATGCGGTCTTTCCGGTGCGGGGGCCTCCGAATACGAGGACCACGTCCTCAGCCGCTGCCCAGATTCGCATGCCGCCCGCCCGGCACAGCTGAACGCCGAGCTCCCACGTGGATGTGCGCCACCGACGCCACCATCCGACGTCCTGGAGGGATGGGCGGACTGCGGTCGCCCGCCGATGCATTGCCCACCAGGATGTGGTTCGGAAGATCTGCCACGGGGTGGCGACCCCAGAGCGACGCCGGGCTCGCTCACCCCAGCGGATCACGGTGCGCGCAGTCCCACCGAAGTGGTGCACCGCCCAGAGCCCGACCGCAGCTCCTACGAGAAGGAGTACGGTCGCGGTCGCGCGGGGCGCTACGGCCCACAGCACCGCCGTCACCGCAAGTGCCACGGCAACGATGCGGAGAAGCCGACGCATGCGGGTCATCGAGATCCCTTCCTCTGCCGTGGTAGTGAGCTCGGGCGCATCTCAACGCCGGCCTGCTTCAGGAGTCGTTTGACTGTCGTGCGCCCAGCGCCAACCTTCAGGGCAATCGCGGCGGCGCTCAGACCAGAGCGGTAGAGCGCAACGCAGCGGTCGACGTCGAATCGCGACTGACGGCCGCCTGGCGGGGTTCCACGCGTCCGGATGGCGACGCCAGCCCTGCGCAAGTGAGTGATCACGGTTGCGCCGGTCACGCCGAGCCGGGCAGCCACCTCCTGAGCGCTCATGTCGCGGTAGAGGGCGGCTGCGGTCTCAACGTCACACGGCGGCGGCGCTGGCGGTCGTTGTGCTCGGTCGTAGATCCGGTGGCATGAGCAGCACAGAGGGAAGTAGTGGCTCAGGTCAGGGGTGAATGCTCCGCGTCCTTTGGGGTCTATGCGGGCGTTCGGGTCGAGCCCGTCGTAGGCCCACTCCTGCGCCGAGGCTGCGCAGTGGGAGCACAGGTAGGCGGAGGCCGAACCTCGTACTGCCTGGAGGCGAAGGTGAACGGCGCCGTATGTGCTCGGGGTGCCTCGCACAGCGATCGGTCGATCCGACTGAGGGCTGCCCGTCTGGCGCCACCTGTTGCAGTGCGTGCTGCAGTAGCCGTGGGCGCTGTGGCGTCGTCCGCAGCCGTCGACGCTGCAGATGCGCGTCGTCATGAGGGCTGTCCGTTCGTGAGGGTCTTCACGAGCTGCTTGGCGCGGTACTCGGAGATGCGCAGTTCCTGCTGCAGCACCACCCGCCCGCTGCCGTTGGCGATGAGTTCCCGGGCCCGCTTCTCGAGTTCGGGGTCGATGTCCACCGGAGCGGCTGGAAGAGACTTGCGTGGGGGCTTCGAGACGGGGCGCTCCACGACCTCGGTGGCGGGAGCGGTCTCCCAGAACCGGGACAGGCCGCGATCGTCGAGCTGCGATAGTTCTTCGACGGGCTCGTCCTCAAGCTTCGGGCCGGCGGTGCTGCGGTTGACGAGGACGAGCAGGTGGACGACCCCTCCGACGATGGCCGGGGAAATGGCACCCACGAGCACGGCGACCTGCCATGGCGGGGTGATGCCGTGGGCGTGCATGCCCTGCTGGGCGGCGTTGCCGATGACGGTGGCGCCGAGGAGCAGCCACGTCAGCCAGCACGCGAACCTGCGGGCGTCCTGTTGGACGGCGGGGGACAGCCACACCGTGCACGACACGGCCGCGCCGGCGTCCACTGCGATAGGCAGGAGGAACGCCAACTGTTCGTGGACCCGCACCGCGATGGCCAAGTCCCTGAGCGCGGCGAACGACAGGACGGCGGCTGCGGCGAGGACGACGACGAGGCCGGCGATGCGGAAGAAGGTGGCCATCAGGATCGCCCGTCCTCCCCGCGGCTGACGGCGCGGGCGAACAGGAACACGACCAGGGCGGCGACGAGCAGCCCGCCGAGCCCGAGCACCGCGAACGCGAACATCGCGTCGTCGGTGTAGATCCACAGGTCGTGGAGAGGGATCCCGACCGCGGCCGCGGCGACGGGTGCGCCGGGGAACAGCCACAGCCCGAACTCCTTGAAGTCGCTGTGCCTTGGCGGCAGCGTCGCGCCGATCGGCAGGGGCTGTGTGGGCTGCTCCGTGGCAGGTGCCCTGGGCGGACTGACAGACTGCATGGAGCCCTTCCTTCTTGGTGGAGACCGGGTGGAGGTGGTTAGGCCCGGCGGGAGGTGGTGCTCCTTGCCGGGCCGTCTTCGTTGTCAGGTCGGTAGCGCGGTGGTGCTGGCCAGGAACACGGTCACGTCCTCGCTCGAGCGGACCCGAGCCACCAGCGTGAGCAGGCACGCGAAGCACCGCTCCGTGCGGCCGGTGGCGTCAACGACCGGGTACAGCGGGTGGCCGCCGAGGCCCGCCGGCGTGCTGCAGGTGGAGCAGGTGCTCGCGGGGGTGTTTGCCATCTGCGGCCTCCAACTGTTTCAATCTGTTCCACCACGACTGTAGAGGAGGGTGATGATCGTTGCAATACGTTCCACTCCAGTGCATCCGTTGCTCGGTCTCTGGGAGGCTCACGAGGTGGCTGACCCCGAGTTCCTCACGAGCAACGCCCTTGCCCGTGCGCTCGGCATCAGCCGGACGACCGTGTGGCGGTGGCAGCGGGCCGGGCTAGTCCGGCCCGCGTTCGTGACACCGAGGGGTCAATCCCGGTGGGTCCTGAACGACGTGCGCCGTCAGCTTCGACTCCACGAGGAGGAGTTCCGCGTGCCCGAACCCGCAGCTGTCCCCGAGCACCAGCCGGTCGTGGCGGCGATCGTCACCAGCCACCGCGGCGTGCTCGCGGGGAAGCGCAACGACGGCAAGCCGCCGTGGACGTTCATCGCGGGGGAGATCGAGCCCGGCGAGTCCGCTGTCGACGCCGCCGTGCGCGAGGTGAAGGAAGAGACGGGGCTCGAGGTGCGCGCCGGTCACCACGAGATCGGCCGACGTGTCCACCCGAAGACGGGCCGAACGATGATCTACCTGGCGTGCACCCCTGTCGCGGGCACGGACGTCTTCGTGGGCGACAAGGACGAGCTCGCGGAGGTCCGCTGGCTGTCCCTCGCCGAGGTCGACACCCTGCTGCCGGGCGTGTACGAGCCAGTCCGGGAACACCTCGGGCGGGTTATCTCATGACTGAGCCGGTACCGCCAAAGAACGCGCGCCTCCTCGTCGACGACGACGTCATCCCGTTGGAACTGGTCTACGAGGGCGTGGACAGGTGCGGGAAGCACAGCTGGCGAGCTGCCTGGCCGATCGATCTGACCTCCTGGCACTCGGTCAAGCTTGCGTGTGACGAGCTGCCCGACGACGCAACGATCAGCATCGGCTTCGGCGTCAACGGGTTCGAGCCGACATGGGGACCTCGTGACTGATGACCTGGTGGCCTTCCTGAAGGCCCGCCTCGACGAGGACGAGCAGGCGGCTCAAGCCATCGAGCGCGGTGAGTCCTCTTGGACTGCCGCTGTCGACGTTGGCGACGAGTACAACTATGCGGTCGTGACGTCGGACGATCCCGAGGCTCTGCAGCTGTCGGATGGCGAGCTGCTCGTACACGGCGGATCGAACCTGGTCGCACGATGCGGCGAGATGTACTTCGACGGAGAGAACTACCGAAACCACATTGCCCGGTGGGATCCGGCGCGGGTGCTCGCGGATGTGCAGGCGAAACGCCGCATCATCGACCTGCACCAGCCACGCGAGTACAGCCGGCCGCATCTCCAGCTGCCCAACTGCATCTGCTGCTCGTACTGCGCCTGGCAGCCGGAGTGGCCGTGCGTCACTATGCGTCTGCTCGCTCTTCCCTACGCTGGGCACGACTCGTACCGGGCCGAGTGGGCGCCGGACACGGAGGTGAACTGTGGCTGAGCATGTCGTCGGCCTGGTGGCCTGGCTGCGTGCGCAGCTGGACGAGGACGAGCGCGTGGCGTGGGCGGCGTTGCATCCGGACGCAGTGCAGCCTGGGACCTGGTCCGCGGACCAGTATGCCGACGATCCCGAGCGGCGCCACGTTTCCGAAGACAAGGCGGGACACTACTGGTCTGTGGCCCACGAGGTCCTCGCCCCAATTGCCGACCACATCGCCCGTCACGACCCGGCGCGTGTGCTGCGCGACGTCGCGGCCAAGCGCGCGATTGTGGACGAGGCGGCTCTCGCCTTCGGGGCGACCGCGGTCGACGACGAGGTTCGAGATCATGTCGAGAGCGTGCGGCAGCTATGGGAACTTGACGTGCTACGGCCGCTCGCGTCTGCGTACGCGGACCGGCCGGGCTACCGCGAGGAGTGGGCGCCGGGCCTCAGCGTCTCCTGAGGGCACCTTTAGGGCACGGAATGTACGAACGGCAACTGGTCTCGCCTGGCATCAACGGGCGAGATCGGTTCGCGGAGAGGGTGCTCAAGGGGCCTGTCGGGCAGCACTGGGAACCAACGGGCAGCGTCGATAAGAAACCGTCAGGTCGTGGGTTCGAGTCCCACCCGCCCCACCGATGACCAGGCCAGACGCTCCACGAAAGATCGGTCCGGCAAGATCAGGGCACGCTTAGGGCCCTGAAAGGAGCAATGAGCTGTCAGGAGAGTGCTTCCTGGACCTCAGTCAGGGCCCAGATGCGCTCGTCAACGTCTGCGCTGTTCGAGATTGTCAACACGCGCCGGTCTGCGTCGTAGTCCGCTACCGTGCCTGGGGTCAGGTCGACGTGCTCGACGTGTATCCCGGCTGCTGTCAACGCCGCCGTGATCGTCTCTTCGTCCGTCATGAGTGCAGTCTCCTCAGTCGAAGTTCTGTCATTCGAGGCAGTTATCGGACGGAGCCGGGCCTGTTGACGCGGTGCCACAGCTTGAGCGTCACGTCGTCCATTGGCTCGTGCGGGCCGTTCCTCATGCACACGGGCCCCGAGAGGGGCTCGTCGTTCACCCACTCGCCAGCACCATCGAGGCGGAGCGGTGCCCAGCATCGCCCGCAGCGTGGCGGGTGCTCCGCCTGATCCATGCTTCTACCTCCTGTAGAGCCAACGAAACTGGCGGTTAGTTGGCGGGTGGGCCGTGTAGGTCGGTGCGATGTCCGCGGCCGGGCCGCTTCAGGTTCTCGACGGCTTCGCGGGGGTAGCCGCGCTGCTCGGTGATGCCGTAGCGGCGCAGGGTGTCCCGCACCGAGTTGGGTTTGATCCCGAGCAGGGCTGCGACCTCGTCGCGGGACATGAGTTCGGTCATGCCTGGGTGCTGTCGTTGCGGGCGACGATCTCCCAGAAGTTGTCGCCGATCTCGTCGATGTCGACCAGGCCGTAGGCGGCGATGATCTCCCGCACGACGGCATCGATGTCGATGCCCTCTGCGAGCGCGGGACCGTTGGCGGTGACGGCTTGAGTGACTTGGCGGCGGATGTCTGCGTCGGTGAGCATGCCTTTACGTTATCGCGTTGCGCGACAAAGAGCAAGCCACCTACAGCAGATCCTCGAGCGCCTGTGCCGCCTGCTCCGACGCGACCTTCCGCGCCATGTACACCCGCTGCGTCATCGACGGATCCGAGTGCCCTGCCTGGTCGGCGAGTACCCGCGGTGTCAGCCCGGCCTCGTCGAGCACGGTGAGGGTCGTCTTCCGGAACACGTGCGAGGTGACCCATCCGAAGCCGGCGTCGTCGCGGGCCTGCCGCAGCACCTTCAACACGTTGGTGGGCCACCGCCAACCGCCGAGTCCGTCGGGGAACACGGGGTACCCGGACATGGGGTCGATGCGTCGGCGCATGAGCATGTCGACGCACCAGCGGGGCAGCTGCAGCACCCGTTCCCCGGCGACGCTCTTGGCGCCCTTCACCCGCCGGATCCCTTCACCCTTCACGGGGACGAGCCGCCAGCGGATGTTGACGGTCGCCTGGTCGAAGTCGACCTCATCCCATGACACGGCCAAGGCTTCGCCGACGCGGCAGCCGGTGGCGAGCATGAACCGGGTGAGGTCGGGGATGTCCCACCGTGCGGCTTTCTCGTCGGCTTCCATGGCCTCGAGCCACTGCCGGCGCTCCTCTGTGGTGAGAGCCCGCACGGGCTGTTTTTTCCCGCCGGGGATCCTTGAGAGGTCCCGCACAGGGTTGGTGTGGATGGCACCGAGGCGGGCGGCGTAGCCGAGGATCCCGGACAGCACGGTCCGCGCCGACTTGGTGGCTGAGGGGCCTTTGCGGCGGCGCAGGTTGACGATCCAGTCCTCGCACAGGGCCACGGTGAACTCACGCAGCCGGACCTGCCCGAGTGCCGGCTCGACGTACAGGGTCCACGCTGACTCGTACACGGCGAGGGTGGTGGGGGCGAGGTCGCCGCCGTCGACCTCTGCGCGGCGCTGCACGAACCACTTGGTGGCGGCGTCGGCGAGGCGGGAGTCGCCGGTGATGGTGGCGCCGGCGGTGCGTTTGCGTTCGGTGAGGGCTTTGCGGAGCTCGTTCTCGGCCGCCGACTTTGAGCGGCCGGTGCGTTTCACCTGCCGGGTGACGCCGTCGGGGTCGCGGTAGCGGCACCTGGCGAGCCACAGCTTCGGCCCGACGGGGGTGGTTTTGATGTTGCCGTGGGCGCCGATCGGGAGGGGCTGTCGCCCCATCTCAGCTGCCGGTGCGGGGGGTGGGGACGAGCTGGAGGTGCGGCTGCCGGCGGGCGGAGCGGGTGGCGTGCGGCCCGAAGGTCAGCAGCCACCACACGTCGGAGATGACGGTCAGCTGGTCTTCGAGGGGGGCGTCGTGGCGGATCCGCACGGTGCGTGTGGCGGGGTCGAACTCGCCGAGGTCACACGCGGGGAGCGCGGCGTGTTCAACGGTGATGGCCCACTCTTCGGAGAGCCGGCGCAGCGTGGTGATGAACCCGTCCAGGCACTGTTCGAGATTCCTTGGTTCACTGGTCAGCGCCTGTGTCACGGTGGGAACCTACCTTTATGGACCGACGGTGGTGGTTCGCGCCCCGGCTCAGGTAAGCGGTCTCCCTCCCCGTGGGGGGCACGCACTGTGCGGATCGTGCCACGCGCTGTGCGTGTTACAGCACTTGGCCTCCCGGTCCGCCCGGTTGATCCTTGTCTGGGGGGATTTGGCGGGCCCGTCTGGTGGAGGGGGCGTCCTCCGTGCGCCACACGTACCGGCCGGATGGCAGATCGGGTGTGTCCCCGTCGGGTTTGGCGAGGCGTGCGTGTTTGCGGGCGACGGCTGCGAGGAGGTCGAGGAAGGTGGCCTCGTCGAGGGCGCGTTCGATGGTGGCTTGGTCGAGCCGGTCGGTGGGGGGTTCGTCGGCGAAGAGGGTGTCGAGTTTGCTGATCCAGTGGGCTTGTGGGCGGGCTTCCTCGCGTTCCCAGGAGGCGACGGAGCGTGGTGCTGCTCCGAGTTGTTCGGCGAGCTCTGCTTGGGTCCAGCCGCGTCTTGCGCGTGCGTCGCGTAGGCGTTGCCCTGTCCAGGTCACTCTGTGAGTGTAGGCAGAAAAGGGCAGAGTCGGTGGTGGGCCTTGCCTTTGTGTCCCCGTCACAGTCAGTCACACTGACACGAGCGGCCGCGATTTCGCTACAGGGCTGCCTATCCTGCTTGTCACGATCTGCTCAATCCTGCTAGTATCTGCCGCATGGAAGGTCGGAAGGTCCACGGCAGGCAGCTGAAGCTGCTCCGCGAACAGGCAGGCCTGCATCGCCGCGAACTCGCAACCGCGATCGACTGCTCCGTCGGTCACCTCAAGAACGTCGAACTCGAGGTCGGCCGCGACGCCAAGAAGCCTGAGTCGATCGGGCACCAGCTGTCCGCGCCCAAGGTGTACCGGGCTCGCCGGGTCCTCTCCGAGCACCTCGGCCGAGACGTCAGCATCGACGAGTTCACCACCCTGATCAGCGACCAGGCCGCGGCATGACCGACAAACCTCGCGCCTACACCGTCGACCAGGTCGCCCAGCTGCTGCAGCTGCCGGCGAAACAGGTGTATGCGCTCATCCACCGCCGCGAACTGGCCGCGATCAAGGTGGGCCGGCACTTCCGCATCCCAGCCCACGCGCTCGAGGAGCTTCTGCACTCCGCCGACGTGGCCTGAACCAAACCCCCTGAACGACGCAGCCCTCCACCGGTGCACGGAGGAGGGCTCGTCGACGACCCCGAAGAGATTGGCTGCCCCACGTGAGCGTCAACCAACATCGTAACCGATCCGACCGTGACACCTCCGAGGCGATGCGCGGGCGACACCGGATCAAGTCTGGCCTGACGTTGCCTGGGTTCCCTCGTGTGGGCGGAACCCGCGAGGCGTACACCGTTGAGGCGATCCTTCGCCGGAACAACCGCCGCGTCCTCTCCGTCGACGAGGCCGCCGCGCGTGGCGGGACGGAGGTGGGGTCGTGAACGAGCTGGAGGTTGGGCGTGCCATCGGCAGATTGATGGCCGAGAACGACAAGCTCCAGGCCGAGGTGCGGCGGCTGCGGCCGATCGAGAAGGTGACCGTAGAGCTGGTGCAGGCGGCCCATGACCTTGTCGAAGCGCTGGCGCATCCGGGCCGGTCCGTTCACCTCGAGATCAGTGCAGTCGGCAAGGCGATCATGGACTACGACGTGCTGGCGCGGGCTAACCAGGACGAGGACGCAGGGCAGGACCGATGAGCAGGTACGGCAACCCGGCGCAGGACCCGCCGGGCACGTGCCGGTGGAGGAACCCACGCGACTCCGGACCGTGGATCAAGGTCGCAGCCAACCGGTGGCTGCACGTTGGTGGCGGCGGGGGTCAGGACGACAAGGCAGTAGCCGAGTGGCCGGTCGGTGTCCTCCGCGTCCCTGGCCCGGTCGACCTGGAGAACCGGTTTCGCCAGTCCGCTGACACCTGCTGGCAGCACGGGCTGGAGATGGCAGGTCGCCTGTTCGACGACCTGACCGATCTGGCTCGAGCACTACCCATCGGCGTGGTCGGAGGCTTGTCCGACCTCGCTAACGAGATCCCTGCGGAAACTCTAGAGCTCATTGACCGGGAGCTGTCCGGAGAGGATGCAAAATGATGGACGCCTTCGGGATCGCCGTTGAGCTGTCTCCGGTCGTGCTCACCCTCCTCGAGGGTCGGAGGGTGACGGTTGTCGGAGAGGCGACCGGAACGCCGGAGCTGTGGGTTACCCCGGCCATAGGCCAGGACGGCCGGTACGCGGGCCACTGGACCCTGACCCACAAGCCAACGGGGCTGCGCCTGATCGCGTCGGATCGGCCGTCGTTCTTGCGTGACGTAGCCGGCCAGCTGCACAACCTCGACTGGGCGTTCGACAGTCGCGACGCAGCCCCGGTGGCGACTCAGGAGTCCGCGAAGCGCGTGCTCGCCCTAGTGATCTGCGACGCCTACCGCTACGACGAAGACGAGTGGGGAAACGAGTTGTGAGCACCGCCTTTGTGCTTGTCGGGGTTGCGCTGGCTGTGGCCGCCCCCGATTTGGTGACGCTCGGCGGGACGCTCTGCCATCGGCGTGCTCGCCGGCGTGGGGGCATGTCGGTGTGGCCGCTGCTGTCGGTGGTGGCCGGGGCGCATGTCGCCCTCGGTGTGGCGGCGGTGCTGGCCGGCCGGGGGATGTCATGACGACGTTTCTGGTGCTGGGCTTGGTGTGGCTGCTGCTCGCCGTCATCGTGGGTCTCGGGGTCGCGCAGGTGGTCCGTCTTGCGGATCGGCGGCCCGAGAGGGACGAGAAGTGACAGGACTGCTGCACGACGGCGAGTGCGAGCTGGAAACGCCGCACGTGAACCCTGTGACGGGCCAGACGATGGTTCGGGCGACGTGTCAGTGTCGGCACCGGCGTGAGCGGCGCAGCCGCGAGCTCGAGGAGCAGCCGGTGGTGTGGTCGTGGCTGCATGGAAGCTCGGGGGTCGTGCCCGGCCCTTGAGGTCGGCGGGCCCGCTGGGACACCCCTCCCTGGCGGGCCCGTCGTCGTTTGCTCCCTGCAGGACGCCTCCCAGGCAACGCGCCGCCCTGGGGGGCGTCTTGCATGTTGGGCAGGTTTATGGTGGCAGGGTTGCCGATCCTGCTAGACAGATCTGCCGATTCCTGCCATAATCTGCACATGGCTGCCCCTCTCAAAATCCCTCCGGAACCCCGGTTCCGTCCCTCCCAAGACGTGCTGTGTGCGATGTGGCAGGGCCGCTGCGGTCGCCCCGCCCACCTCGTCGTCGAAGCCCGGGTCCCCATCGGCGACACCTGGGAACCGCTCGAGTGGTTCTGCTGCGACAACCTGCGCTGCATCCTCGCCTCCCAGTCGCACGCCGCCGAGTACGGCGTCATCCACGTCGACTCCCGGCTGATCACGGCCGCCGACGTCGACGCCATCACCGCGAAGCTGGAGGTGGCGGCATGACCACCACCGTGACGATCCGCTACAGCGACGGCACCACCCGCGACGTCCCGGCGGAACCGACCGCCGTGCCTGGCCTGGTCGTCACACCGGCAGGCGGTGACCCCGCATTCAAACCCGAATGGCGCCTCACCCACGGCCCGTCAGGTACGGCGTTCCCGTACTGGGGGCCCACCCGCGGACATGTGCAGTCACTGGCTCGGGCTCTCGCGAAGGTGCGCCCCGACTGGTCCGACCTGCCCGCCGACCCCGAGGAGTGGCCGGACGGCCTCCGCGAAGAGGCCAACCGGGTGGGTGGGGAGTGGGAATGCCGCCGCCACCGCCTCACCGAGCCCCGGTTCTTCTGGCCTGTGGCGGTGACCGCATGACCGCCTACCACGTCGACGACCGCGTCAACTGGTTCGACCCGGAGAAGCAGCGCCTGATCCCCGGCACGGTCCTGTTCGCCACTCCTCGCCGGGTGCTCGTCTCCCTGGATGACCGGATGGTCCCTGTGGCAGCCCACCCGGCCGACCTCTTCCCCATCCACCCAATCGAGGCGGTGCCGGCATGACCGACGACGAACACGTGCACGTCGACCTCGTGGTCTCGCTGGTCGCCGTGCTGCGCGACCTCCACACCCGTCAACCCGAACTGGTTGAGCAGGTGTGCGAGGACCACGGCGTGGAGATCGACTGGACGCCCGACACCACCGAGGGGCCGTGATGTACGACCTGCCCTGCCTCTGCAGCGGTGACTATCGCTGCAACCAGTGCCGAGAGCGCGACTGGGCAAACACCTGCGACTGCGCCTGGCCCTATCGCTGCCCTCAGCACCGCGCCACCTGCACCTGCCGCGCCAACCAGCCGTGCGACTACCACGGCGAACTCGAGCGGGAACGCGCCAACACCGCACGCCACATGCAACGCAACCGCGACACAGCCGAAGCCGTCGCTGTCGTCCGTTCGTTCAACCTCACCGCCGAGGACCACCGATGACCAACACACCGGAATCTGATGACGCTCTCGTCGAGCGCCTCCGAACCACCGCGATGGCCGACCGGATCGCCGCGCTCCTCGACGCCGTCAACGACACCGCCACCTGGCAGCCCGCACCAGCCAACGACGCCGACGGGAGGGCCCGATGAAGTATCACGTGCACTTCAAGAACGAGCACGGTCGCGACGACTCCCGCACCGTCGAAGCCGCTGACGAGATCACCGCCGAGGTTCTGGTCATGAACCAGAACCCAACTGCGCTCACCGCGATCGGCGCATACCCCGCCGAGTGGGTTTCCGCGGCCGGCGAGGAACAGGGGCGCGCTCGATGAGGTGCCTCGCGGAGACCTGCGCGAACTGGACCGGGCACGGATGCGCCTGCGCCGTCATGGACATCGAACCAGCATGTGTGACGTGCCTGATGGGCGAGGCCTGCCTGATCACGACCCACGCGGGCCGGAAGACGGAGGGCATGACCGATGACCGCCCACCTCGACTCCTTTCACCCGTACACGCAGCAGCACGACGCCGGAGTGCACGCCAACTGCCGCCCTGCCACGAACAAAACCCGAACCGTGGGCGGGGCCGGCAGTGCCAACGCCTGCGCGTTGGTCGCGCAGCACGGGCCGTGCGTCGAGCGCTGGCACTCCCACGACTTCGGAGGCCCGCTCGTGTGCGGGTGCGACGACTTCGCGACCGTCGAGGGGATCTGACATGGCCAAGCTGAAGCACCAGCGCTGCACGGTGTGCGACGTCGTCACCAGCCGCTACAGCCACACCACGATGCAAGGCCCGTTCGCGGTGAAGGTGTGGGTGCGCGACGAGCGCTACGGCTCGGTGTTGGGCGCCGACGGCCAGGCTCACTGCTGGGGGGTGGCCCGTTGAGCTACACGTGGGCCGCAGACTGGCGCGGCGAAGACGAACCCAGTGGCGTTCACAGCCTGGCGTGCCTCATCTGGAAGTCACCAGACCCAGCCGACGGATGCGATTGCGGTGCCGCCGACTTCCAGGCCGGCGTGCAGGAGCAGCTCGACCGGTTCGACGCTTACGCCGGCAGGGCACTGTGACCCCCCAGGAAGCTGCGAGCCATCTACTGCGCCGCCTGTCCGGCGAAGACGCGGAAGCCCTGGATGTGCTGCTCAAGACGATCGTTGCCTTGAAGCGGCTACAAACCCTGGGCGGTCCACCCCCGCCGTTCAACGACCAGGCGTGGGAGAACGTGCGACTGCCCGGCGGGCCTGAACCCGAGTATCGGGGGATCTGATGGCCAGCTGCAACTGCGCCGAGTGCGGCAACACCATGGTTCCCCGCTCGTCCGGGACAACACGGGTCGACACACATGAGGGCCGCGGCCTGTGCCCTCCCTGCTATCGGCAGGCCCAGTACGCGGGCCGGTTGGACGACTACCCCCGCACCACGTGGTCCCGCGACGAACTGATGGGCGAATGGGACCTGTTGCGCTCCGAGGGCTACACGCGCCGCAACGCAGCGGAGCGGCTGGGTTTGAAGTGGGAGACGTTCGACCGCGCCTACTTCCGCGCCCGATCTGCCGGGGATCCGCGGGCTGTGCCGGAGCAGCCGGCCAGCGACGCCGGTATCTGGACCATCCCCCAGACCTTGCGGCCACACGACCACACCATCGGGAGGGTGAAGTGAACTGGCGTACCAACGCGGCATGTCTCGACGCGGACCCGGAGTTGTTCGCAGAGCAGGACAGCCACACGGTCCGCGACATCCAGCGGCTCCAGGAAACCGCCGACTTGTTCTGCAACGCCTGCCCCGTCATTGCCGCCTGCCGTGCGGAGGGCAACGAACACCACCACACCGGGTTGTGGGGCGGCATCTACAAGCACCGCAAGCAGAGCCGGATCCGCACCCGTGTTCTCGTCCAGCTCTCGCGCACACCCCGACAGCCAGCAAGGGCGGCGTCATGACAGCAATCGAGTGGACCGACACCGTCTGGAATCCAACCACCGGATGTGACCGCGTCAGCCCCGGCTGCGACAACTGCTACGCCATGACGATGGCCCGCCGGCTGAAGGGCATGGGCTCGGAGAAGTACCAGCGCGACGGCGACCCCCGCACGAGCGGCCCCGGCTTCGGGGTGAGCATCCACCCGGCGACGTTGAGCGAGCCGCTGCGCTGGCGGAAGCCCCGCCGGGTGTTCGTCAACAGCATGTCCGACCTGTTCCACGACGACATCCCGCAGTCGTTCCTCGCGCAGGTCTTCGCCGTGATGGCCCGCACACCACAGCACACGTACCAGGTGCTCACGAAGCGACATGGCCGCATGCGGAGCCTGCTGAACACAGGCGCGTTCGCCTGGCAGGTTCAGCAGACCGCCGAGCGCGCGGACCCCGACTTCGATGACCCGCCAGGATGGTGGCCGCTGCCGAACGTCTGGCTCGGCGTGTCCGTCGAGGACCAGAAGCGGGCCGACCTCCGCATCCCCGCCCTCCTCGACACCCCGGCCGCGGTGCGATTCCTGTCCTGCGAGCCGCTGCTCGGGCCGGTGAGCATCTGGGAGCACCTTTCGAACCCGTCGAACCGGCGGCGGCTCAGCGGACGCCCGCTGCCGCACCTGGACTGGGTGATCATCGGTGGGGAGTCCGGCCCTGGAGCGCGCCGCATGGAGCTCGACTGGGCGCAGTCGCTCGTCGACCAGTGCCAGGCCGCAGCCATCGCGCCGTTCGTGAAGCAGCTCGGGTCGGCGCACGGCCCACATAAGGGCGGCGACATCGACACCTGGCCCGCTGAGCTGCAGGTGCGGGAGTACCCGGCGGCGGTGGCCTGATGGACGCCTTCACCTTCCGCGCCATGGTTTCCCGAGGTTGTGACCGCTGCGGCGCCCAACCGGGCTGGCCCTGCATCCCCGAGAAGAAGCAGCTCGCCGTCGGTCTCCACCCCGAGCGGTTGATCGCCCAGTCCGCGGCCGACATTGCGGCGAAGGAAACCGAGCGGGGGACGGTCTGATGCCGCGGCTCGACGAGATGGCTGCCGCCCTCGTGCGCGAGGCCGAGACGTTCCTGTCCGACCAGAACGCCGACGAAGCTGCTGCTCGGATCGCAGTCGTCGAGTGGCTACACGTCGCCCCGTGCGAGGAGATCCGCCGGCTGCGCGGCTATGTGAAGCCGAACCCGCGCAATGACGTGGCGATGTTCGAGGACGGCCGTGCGCACTCCCGGTGTCCGATCGACTGTGAAGGCTGCACGTGCTTCTGCGCGCCTCCTTGTTCGCACTGTGTCGAACACGAGCCAGCGGCGGCATGTGGCTGCCCGTTCTACACGCTGGAGGACACGGGCGAGCATGGACCCGAGTGCCGCCGCCCCGCCCAGGGTGGTGCGTGATGCCGCGTCACCGCGCGATCGCCGTCGTGGCGTCCGCGACCTCCAGCTGCACCGTCTGTGAAGGCGCGGGCGAGGTCAAGGTCCGCGCCTTCCCCGTCGGGGCGTGGGTGAAGACCCCCTGCCCTCACTGCGTGCCCCGTCGGGGCGCCCCGTACTTCCCGCTCCCCTGGCACGAAGACATCCCGAGAGGCGGCGCAGCCTGATGCCCACCACCCCCGACACCCTCGCTGCGGCTCTGGCTGCGTTCCAGGCGTCCCTCCCCGCTGTCCACAAAGGAGCCACCGGGCAGGTGCCTGGGAAGCGTTCCTACAAGTACGCCGACCTGTCGGACCTGTCCGCCACCGTCCTGCCGCTGCTGGCTGCTCAGGGGTTGTCGTGGATGACGATGCCCACCTACGACGACGCTGGCCGGTTTGTCCTCCAGTACGAGCTGTTGCACACGTCGGGGGAGTCCCGGCGCGGCACCTACCCGCTGCCCACCGGTACGGCGTGGGAGATCGGCTCCGCACTCACCTACGGGCGCCGCTACTGCCTCGCCGCCGTGACCGGTGTGGCCGCCGACGAGGACGACGACGGCGCCGTAGCCGAGCAGTCCCGCGTCCGCCCGCAGCAGGTCGACCCGGCCGACCAGGCCCGCGCTGTGCTCAAGGCGCAGTGCTCGAAGAAGGGCTGGGACCTCAACCGCATCGCCGCCCTCTACGACGGCGACCTGAGGACAGAGACCGACGCCGAGCGGATCGTGGCGTTCACAGCGTCCCTGTTCGACCGCTCCGACGACGAGCTGAAGGCGCCGGCGGCATGAGCGCCATCCGCCGGCTCGGCGAGGTGTCTCGCGCCTACGAGCTCGCTGCCGACGAGTACAGGGCGATCGCCCTCCGCGCCGCCGAGGCAGAGGCCGCGCACAAGTCGGCTCGCGCCCGCATGATTCTGCAGGTCAAGGCGAGGGAGACCGAGCGGATCTCCCACGCCGAGGCTGAGGCGCGTGCCGAGGCTGACGAGGAGATCGCCGGCCTGTACCGCAACCGCCTCATCACGGCGGCTTTGCAGGACTCGCACCGGGAGAAGCTGCGCCAGCTCCGCGAGCAGGTCGCCACAGGTCGCACAGCGGTCACGTCGGAGCGCGAGGTCGACAAGATCCACGCCGCTGGTTTGAGCGGTGCCGCGTGAACGAGCGCAAGGCAAGGCAGATCGTGAAGGCCCGGTCAGAGGGCAGATGCGAGGTCTGCTGGATTGCCCCGGCCACCGACATGCACCACCGCCGTAACCGCTCCCAGGGCGGCAAGTGGACCCCGGAAAACCTCATGCACCTCTGCCACCCGCATCACATGCATATCACGGTGAACCCGAAGCGGGCCCGTGAGCAGGGCTGGACCGTCCCGTCCTACGCCGACCCAGCCACTACCCCCGTGTGGGTCACCGGCCGCGAGTTCGTCTTCCTCACCCCCACCGGCAACTACCAGAACGAGGAGGCCGCGTAGCCGTGGCTGGAGAAACCAATGTGACCATCATCGGCAACCTCGTCGAGGCGCCGGAGCTGCGATTCACCCCGTCCGGGGCGGCGGTCGCGAACTTCACCGTGGCGTCGACGCCACGCTCGTTCGACAAGGCGTCCGGTGAGTGGCGCGATGGCGACGCCCTGTTCATGCGGTGCGCGTTGTGGCGGCAGCCCGCTGAGAACCTCGCCGAGTCAGGCATCCACCGCGGCACCCGAGTGATCGTCACCGGCCGGTTGAAGCAGCGCTCCTTCGAGAAGGACGGGCAGAAGCGCAGCGTCATCGAACTCGACGTAGACGAGATCGGGCCCTCAGTCCGCTACGCCACGGTCCAGGTCAACAAGGTCACCGGCCCGTCGTCTCAGCCTGCTGGCCAGTCCGGGGGAGACCCGTGGCCCACCGCGGCTGCCTCCGAGGAGGACAGCCCCTTTTAGACCGCCGGCGGGCCCGGGTGCCGGCACAACCTCGGGCCCGCCGACAGCGACATCCCCCGACAGCACAACGAGAAGGAGGCGGCGTCGGTGACTGCTCCCCACACATCCTGGCGCGCCAGGACTGAAGGCGTCCGGTGACTTGGTTCAAGGTCGACGACAACCTCGCCTTCCATCGGAAGGTGGTGGCCGCCGGCAACGCGGCGATGGGCCTGTGGGTACGAGCTGGCTCCTGGTGTGCCCAACACCTGACGGATGGGTTCATCCCGGACCACATGGTGGCGATCCTCGGGACGCCTGCCCAGAAGCAGAAGCTGATCAAGACAGGGCTGTGGATAGAGGTCGACGGCGGCTGCCAGTTCCACGAATGGAACGAAAACGGGCGGCAACCCACGGCGAAAAGTGTCCAGGACAAGCGTTCTGCTGCGGCTGACCGTCAAGCCAAGTACAGAGCCGGAATCTACAAGAAGCCGCAGGTCAGCGAAGCGAGTAACGGCGTTAGCAGCGCGTCAGTCACACGTGTAGTCACGCCGTCAGTCACGGCCCCCCCGACCCGACCCGACCCGACCCATACAGAAGAAGAACACTCGCAGGCTGCGCCTGCTCCCGAGCCCGACCGCTTCGCGGAGTTCTACGAGGCCTACCCGCGACGGCAGGACCGCCGAGCCGCAGAGAAGGCGTGGCGAGCCGCGATGAAGCGCGGAGCCGACCCGGACAAGGTCATCAACGCCGCCCGCGCCTACGCCCGGCTGCAGATCGGCAACGAGCGCCGCTTCATCAAACTCCCGGCGACGTGGCTGAACGCCGACGCCTTCGACAACGAGCCCGAACCGGAACGCCGTAACGCAACGCGCTCCCCGCGTGACATGCCGGATCACATCACCGGTTGGCAGGCCCTCAAAGCGACCGGCACAGACGACCGGCCACCACTCCGAGCCATCAACGGGAGTCAACTGTGATGACCCACGATCAGGTCGTCGACCTGCTGACCGCCATCGCCGCCTACGACAACCGGAAGGCTAACCCTGCCGCGGTGTTCGCTTGGGGCAAGGCAGCCGAGCTCGGCCGGTGGACGTTCCCCGAAGCCCTGGCCGCGGTCCATGCGCATTTCGCGGAGAACCCCGACTACCTGATGCCGGCGCACATCACCTCCCGCGTGAAGGCGGCCCGGCAGGACCAGGCGATGCGCGATGAAGCCCTTGCGTTGGAGGCGGCCCCCACCGACCCGGCTGCCGCGGCGCGGATCCAGCAGATCGTGGGTGAGCTGGCGCAGCACATGGGGTGGTCGGAGGGGCATCGGGATCGTGAGGGGTTCGCGCTGCGGGTGGCGTGCCCCCACTGCCATGCGGCTGCTGGTGTGCGGTGCACGTCGCTGTCGACGGGGAAGCCGTTGAAGGAGTCGCCGTGTCATCCGTCGCGTGCTGAGCAGCTGGCGGAGCACCTCAAGGGGGCGTCGTGATGCGCCGGCAGATTCCTACGTCGCTGCGCCGTCCTCCTGGTGTGCGTTCGGGGCAGGTGTTGTGGGAGGCGTGCTGCGCCGGCCGTGAACCCGCCGAGGCCTTGGATCCCAGGGATCGGGAGGACCTGGTGTTCGCGCTGGCCGCCTCTGGTTGGGCAGACGTGGAGATCGCCGTCCACACGCGGATGAGCACGTACACGACGGCTCGGATCCGGGAGCGACTCGGCCTGGCAACCAACACGATCATGAGAGGTGCCGCGTGAACCACGTCTTTCCGTGCTCCAGGTGTTACCTGCTGCCCGCCGACCCCAACGACCCGAACCCGCGGCTCCGGTCCGGGGTGTGCCAGTGCTGGCCAACCCCGTGGGAGGCAGCCCAGTTGCGGGCCGCAGCGCGGCGGAGGTTCGAGGGGCGTTGGGACGACCGAACCGGATGGTGGACCGCCGCATGACCAACGACGACCTCACTGCCCGCCTCACCGAAGTCCTCGTCGCGGCACAGCGCCGGTACCGCACCCAACGCGGCTGGGGTGCCCTCACCTCCGTCCGAGCCGAACTCCAGGGAGCAGGGGAGGGGCGATGAGCGCGACCTACTGGAACGGCTTCGGCATCTGCCCGGCATGCAAAGCCCAGCCAGGCGAGCCATGCCGAGACCAACGTAGATCGCCGCGGCCGTCTGAAGACAACGTCCGGCGGGAGATCAAACGAGCCCACCGCTTCCGCCCGTGGACCGGATTCAAGGTGGCGTCGTGACCGTGCCCGTGTACGAGCTTGAGCTGCCGTGGACGTCACCGCCGCTGTCGCTGAACCACCGCCGCCACTGGCGCGCCTACGCCAAGAAGGCCGCCATGCTCCGCGAAACCGCATGCCTCCTCGCGAAGCAGCAGCGACTCCACGTCGGTGGGCCGTGGCCGCACGTCGAGGTGACCCTGCACTACGTGCCCCGCGACAGACGGGTCCGCGATGTCGAGAACCCCACACCGACGCTAAAGGCACTGGCCGATGGCCTCGTGGACGCCGGAGTCGTGATCGACGACGACCCCACACACATGACCAAACACATGCCGGTGATCCACGACCCGTCCGGGCTCAAGGCCCGGCTGTGGCTCGAAGTGCAGTTCCCTGCGATCGAGGAGTTCGCATGACTGAGTGGATCACCGCGTGCAGTGGCGCGGACTGCCCGAGGGCCCGCCGTGTCGGGGGCTGGATCGAAGTGGGGGAGTCCACCCGCCCATCCGAGTCGACGTGGTTCACACCGGCCGAGTTCGCCCTGTTCGTGGCTGCGGCGAAGGCCGGGAAGTTCGACGGGCTCGCAAACGAGCCCTGAGATCGCCCACACCGTTCCGGACCCCCGACGCACGAGGAAACCCCCGCCAGGCCGCCACAGGCCACTACAGGCCCGGGAATGACCCACAACAGCCAACCCGCACCACCCACGTCGAGACAGGACGAGACATGGCCCCGATCCCCGTCCCCCGAACCAGCCCCGAAAACCCCGTCATCCGCAAGCCACCACCCAACGAGAAACTCCGGGCCTGGATGTGGTGCGTCGGCGTCGTCTCCGCCTTCGCCTCAGCCGTCACCACCGTCCTCATCGTCGGCGCAATCGCCATCCTCAACCTCGGAACCACCCTCGGTCTGATCATCACGGTCGTGCTGTTTTGCCTCGTCGTCGGAACCGGGCTGTGGTACGCCAACGGAAAGGCGCGGCTGTGACCGCCCCTGACGGGTGCCCGTTCCACGACCTCGATCCTGCCGCCACCGTCTGGCTCGACCTTGACGGTGTCGTGCTGCCCTACAGCGCTGAACGGGCCTGCAACGAATACCACCTTGGCGTCGCCCTGCAACCCATGGTCGACCGCGCCATGCAGCTCATCGACCAGCAGATCGCCAGCCACACCGACGAACCCCACCCGGTCGGCAAACCCTCCGGCGCCGTGCAGAACCATCCACCTGTGTGGGACTCCCACCCCCAGCATCACCGGTGGGACTACATCCCCGAACTCGGCGGGTGGGTCACCGGAAACGACCCCGACACCCTCTGCACCCACAGCAGCGCCATCCCCTGGCAGCCCACGTTCGCCACGCCTCCGCCTCATCCGCGCTGCCTGCTCGGGGAATGCCCATGCGACTCCATCTAAGAACCGGAGCAGCAGTGACCGCGACATCGCGCCTTTATCGGGCCGGAATGTTCCTGACGAAGCTCAAGACCCACCCCGACGTGCAGCACCCCGACGACCAGCGGGCCATCGCTGCGGCCCTCGCCGCCGTCGACGTGCTGTACCGCCTCGGCGACCTGTTCGAGCCCGAGCCGTACGTCGACCACGACGAGATCGCCCGCCGTTTCCGCGAGCAAGTCGAAGGTGAGGAGCCGAAGTGACCGACCACCTGGACGAGGCTGCGGCCAAGGCCGTCGAGCTGGCCAGTGATCCGAACCAAAGCTTGACACTCGACGTAGCCGCGCACCTGGGCTACCTCGCCGGCCTGATCCGCGGCGGGGCGGTGCAGGAGCCAGAAGTTACCGAGGAGCTGATCCAGGAGGTGGGGCGCGCCCTGGCCGCACGCAACGCCAAGTTGGCCGAGGTCGAGAAGGCCATGACCGAGGTCGACGGTCTCGTCCCCCGACGCCAACTGAACCGGGCCCGCGCCCAGCGCGACGAACTCCTAGCCGCGGCCAAGGAAGTGATCGCGTGCGGCAACCTCGAAAACCGAGCGTGTCTCCGCGAGGCCGTCGACCGGATCGAGTGCGAACGATGAACCCGGACGAGGCCGTGGCCGCGGCCCGGTTCGTGGTCAAGCACGGCCACGTCCGTGAGCAGGTCCCTCGCGAGGTTGTGGGCGTCCTGCTCGGCGAGCTGGACGCGCGCGGGGTCGCGATCGAGCGGGTGCGGGAGCTGCACTCACCGACCCGGTACACGCGGGATGTGTGCGAGGAGTGCGACGGACGGAACTGGCCCTGCCCCACGATCCAGGCACTGGACGGCCAACCGTGATCCGCTACCGCTGCGAATAGAGAAGGGCCCTGCCGCGGATCAGCAACGCGGCAGGGCCCACCTGCGGCAACGACCTGTGACGGGATCGGGGAGCGCGCAGGGCCTTCGTCCCAAGGCGCCGGAACTCTATGCGATGGAGGCCCCCGCCGTGCCCGACACGCCCACCACCGACACCGGTTGCTCCGTGTGCAGCGCCCCCACTGGGGACGACGGGCGCATTTGCCGCACCCATACGGACGACCTGCTCCGTGACCTCCAGTCCGTTCCCGAGCTCGTGCAGGAGCTCGAGGTGACTCGCACCCGGCAGGCCCGCATCACCGCCGAAAAGCACGGCGGACGGTCGGCCGAGAGGCCGCTGCCGTGGAACGAACACGCCGCCTCCGTGGCTTCGGATCTCAACACCACGCTCAACGCGTGGGCACTCGACACCTCGAGGTTGGCCGAGGACGAACGCGACCAGCTCGCCGAACACCACTACACCGACACCGCAGCAGTCGCCGCCTGGCTCGCACGCAACCTGTCGACGCTCCGCCAGCACGAGGAAGCCGGGCAGGCGTGGGACGAGGTCACCCATGCCATCCGCGAAGCCAGGAGGGCAGTAGATCGACCGTTAGAGCGCGTCTTCGCCGGCCCCTGCGGCGAACCCACCGAGGACGGCCAGGAGTGCCGGGAAGACCTGTACGCCGCCCCCGGCAAAGCCACCGCCACCTGCAAGGCCTGCGGAGCTCACCACGACATGGCTGAGCGCCGCGAATGGATGCTGTCGTGCATCGAGGACCAGGTCGCCTACAGTGGGCTCCTCGCCGGGCTCGTCTCCAACCTTGGGGTGCAGATCGGGTCGTCCACGATTCGCCGGTACGCGTCGGCAGGGCGGATCAAGGTCATCTCGGTGGACTCGAAGCGGCGACCGCTGTACCGGATCGGGGACGTCCTCGACGTCTTCCTGAAGCGCGCCGCATAGTCCCGCTAGACACCTGGCCTGCTGCCGAGGTATAGTCGCGCTATACACAACGGGAGCAGGGAGAACGAGATGGTCAGCATCACCGTCGAGCACCCCGACTACCGCCCTGGGAGGGGCGAGAAGCAGCTCGACCGGGGTCTCGTCCTCTACGACGAGGCCGCCCAGGCTTTTCAGGTCTGGGCGGCCATCTACGGCGGCCGCTGCGACGGCAACGACGGCTACGAGCGCGTTGACCGAGACGCCGTCACCAAGGTCATCGAATCAGGCACCGTCCTCGGCGAGCTCGTCAAGCTCGCAGTCGCCGACGCCGAAACCCGCACCCTCACCGACAGCGTCGCCCGCCGCCCTGAGCGGTTCGCCGTCGCCACCGCGCTGATCGCCCGCCGCGCCGAACTGACCACCACCCCGAAGACCACCGAGGCCACCTGCTCACACGGCGCCCCCTTCACCGCCGACTGCACCGACTGCGAGTGGTGACGATGGCAACCACCGACGGCTACGAAGCCGACCTGCTCGAGGTGCAAGCCATGCTGGACCAGGAGATCGACGCAGAGGACCGGGACGACCCGACCCTCCTGTACGTCCGGGCAACCCAGCTCCACGCCCGCTACACCGCCGCGCTCGCCGAGCTGACGCGACTCCGGGCCGAGGCCGTGCATCGCATGAACCTGGCTGGCTCGTCGTACGCTCAGATCGCCGCAACAACCGGCCTGTCCAAGCCTAGAGTGCAGCAGCTCGTCGGCATCGGGCGCGACCTACCACCAATGCCCCCGACTTGACAAGACCCGAGGGTGAACACCAAGATTCGCCAGTGTGGGACGAAAGTCCCCGCGAGCGCAGCCCCGTCCACGCGGCGGGGCTTTCGCATGTCAGGAGGACCGGATGCCTCCCGTCATCGGCTCCGGTGGCCGCCGCTATCCCGGCACCCGCATCGAATCCATCGACCGCGCCCTCGCGAGGCTGGCCGCCGAACTCAAGTCGCGGCAGGCAGCCATGGCACCCGTACGACGCAAGGCGATCCAACGGGACATCGACAAGCTGCTAGAACGACGCCACGAGCTCATGGAGACGAAATGATCGTGCTCGGCGTGATCCTCCTGCTGATCGGCTGGCTCACCGGGATCTCGATCCTGTACACGATCGGCGTGATCCTGCTGATCGCCGGCGCGGTGCTGTGGGCCCTGGGCGCGTCCGGGCATGCCATCGGCGGCCGGTCGCACTGGTACTAGTCCGACCAGATGGCCAAGTGGCTCAAGCGCTTCCACCTGCTGATGATGTTCGTCTGGCTCGGCCTTGCGATCCCGGGCATCCTTTGGTGGAAGGACTCGATCCTGTTCGTGATCGTCCTGTCCATCTACGCCAACTTCGCCGGCGAGTTCGCCGCCTACCAAGGTGCGCGGTCCGAGGAGAAGCAGGGCGAGTCCGACCACTGACCCCGCTGTAACCAACGGGCGCGTTGACGCGAACCATGGATCATGCGCCACTTCTTCGCCGCCCTCGTGGTCCTGGCGCTAGCCGGCTGCTCCACCGCAACGGCCGGTACAGCGGCCCCCGAACCGGCCCCAGTGTTCGCGCCCACCCCTGAGCAGGCGTTCCGCGACAACCTCAAGATGCACGGCATCACCACCGGCAGCGAAGAATCAGACCTGCGGCTCGGCAGCAAGGTGTGCTTCCACTGGGAACACACCACCGACACCTTCGACGACGTGTACGGCATGTTCGTTGACATGACCGGTCTGAGCCGGGACGACACCGCGCTGTTCATGGTTGTGGCCACCACGCAGCTGTGCCCCTACGAACTTGACAAGATCCCAGGCCAGTAACCCGGGAGGCGTAAGCCATGGTGTCAGCTCGAGGTGGCAAGTACGGGTACGTGGTGTCTAGCCGCCACAGCGCGTACCGCGCCCTACGACGCAAGGGCATGAGCAAGAAGAGCGCAGCCAGGATCAGCAACGCAGGCCGCACGTTCGGTGGACGCAGCAGGATGGCGCGCAAGGGCGCACGACGCAGGTGAGTGATGGGTGACCTGGGCCGGCGAGGAAAGCGGTACCTCAGGCTCTGTGCCCAGGTACGTGCACGCAGGGACCCATGCTGCCTGTGCGGTGAGCCCATCGACTACGACGCACCACCACGTACACGTTGGTCGTTCTCGCTCGAGCACCCACACTCACTGATCCATGGTGGTGCCGTGCTCGACCCAGCCAACGCCGAGGCTGCGCACTACGGATGCAACGCACGACGAGGCGGGGCAACGAGGCGTGATCGTGTACCTCTTCGTACATCACAAGCATGGTGATCATGCATGTGCAGAGTGATCATGTGTGCATGCGCATTGATCATTAGTGTTCACGGTCGATGATCGTCACTATGTGTGATGCATCGAGCGACCATCACTGTTCGTGATTATTACTCAACGTGAGCAGGCCAGGGTAGGGGCGTCGACATCACGAGGGCCGCAAGT